CCTATTATGTTTTGTATTGGAACTTGGCTGACAAATAATTTTGTATCTTGGCCGTAGTGTGTTGCATCTGGGTCTCCGCCTGACCAATTTTCAAATGCGGAACCGTTTCTTATTTCCCCTCTTGGGTCTGGTGTTCCTCTTCTTCTTATTGTAACAATGTCAGGGAATCCAGCTTCTCTTAATCTAGTTTGAAGAACTTGGTAATGCTGGTCGTCATCGGGGTCTGTTATTTCATCCAAGTATTTAGATGGCCACACTGTCTTATAGAAGCTAACTCCTCCGACCCAGTCTTCACGAGATTCCTTAGCGTCTTGCGACAGATAGTCTTCTAGTTCTTCACGTAAATCTGGTAGTCCAGTACCGTCAAGTGAACCATCACCAAAAAGGCTATCCCAATTTACTCCACTAGATGGAGATGCTCCAGAAGATAAGCCACCTCTTAAGAAATCGCTTTTTTCTTTTTCAAAACGCACTACATCTGACTCGAATTTTTCTCTTTCTAATCTAAGTTTCTCATCTCGTTTTTCTTTACTTAGAGCATCCACTGACCAATCATTTTCTATAGCTCTATCTATAATCTTTTGCATTACCTGACTTGTGGCGAGAGCGTCAGCATCAGCATTGTGGTGCCCTTCGCCTAGTGGAACATCAAGATACTCAGTTATAGCGGCAAGACTGCTTGATGGTTTTTTGTTTCCATCTTTATCGATTGTGTATGGTCCGTCTGGGTTCTCTTCGCTCCATACGGGAAGCGTCATTGCGCTTATGTCTCTTGTGTCTAGATATCCAGAGGGGCGCCAATCTATTCCATGCTTTGCAAGTGTGTCTTCCAAAACGTTCTTATCGAATGTTGCATTTTGCACACCAATAATTGCATCTGGTCCAATAAACTCGGCGACCTGCTTGTGGGCTTCCTCCATTGACATCTGAGTGGCAAGCCATTCGTTTGTTAGTGGGTTACCGCTCGCATCCTTCAGATATTTTGCAGACCAATCACCAAGAGGTTCTTCTGGGTTCATGAAGAGATTAAGTCGCCCTATCTCCTGCCCGTTCTTTATTCTAACAAGACCTATTTGTGTTGGGTTTCCATTGCTAGTCGCCTGACCATATTCGTCAAAATTCAAGCCAGTTGTTTCGTAGTCAAGAAAAACCATTTCCGTATCGTTGTATATTTTCCTAAACTCATCCCAAGACCTAGCACTAGCAAATCGCTCTTCTGCTGCCCCAAGGAATGCGCCAAGCGTTGGTTCGCGTGGGTACCTAGGGGCTTTGCCGCCAGATGAAAGAGATGGTTTATCTGCAGCGCCTTGCTGTCTCGTCAGTTCTTCCAGTAATTCAGGAGCAAACATCGGCTGCCGTTCATCAGGCTTAGCCATTTCTAATCTCTGCTCAGAATTAGCTGCCCTTCTTCTTGCTCTTCCTGCTCCTATTGGAGTTTCGTCTGTTTTATTGAAAGCTTCCTCGATTGAGAAACCGAGTAGAGCCTCTATGTCGTTTCTTAGCGTTTGATTGATTCCATCTGTTCTTATTTCCTTATTTGGGTGAAGAGCAAAAGCAACACCTTCTGCACCCAGTTCACTTATTAAGGAATGTGAATAACGAGATATCGCGAATGGAAATGACTGAGAGTCCATCCATTCTTTTGAAACTTCGTCTATTCCGTCTCCTTCATAAAATTCATCTGGAGGGTCCCACTGGTCTAAAATATTTTGTGCCTCTGGGTTCGCTGCGGAATATTTTTTTGCAATTTCCATGTTTTGCTTCGTTGCCTCATCGCCTACAACGCTTCTTATCTTTTTTCTTCTAGGAGTAGCGAACTCAGTATCTAGTACATCAAATAAAAACAGTAAATAATGTCCCCACTCATGCATTATCTGAGACTCGAGGTGTAATTGGGTTAAATCGTAAGAATTATTGAAGAAGTCGCCAATTCCCAACTCTTCGACTGGTCCGGAAATTGACTTCCCACCACGGGTAATGACTTCATCAATCCCAAAAGTTGTTATAGCAATGTGAGGAACACTCGGGTTGAATGCACCAATCCAACGGTCTGTATTTCGGCCCGGGATATTTATTTTTCCTGAATCACTTACGTAAATTGGTGGGAATCCAAATTTTTGTACAGCTTGAAGAAAAGCTGGAGATTTTATTAATGCATTTTTTATTCCTTCTCTAAGAATTTCTCTATTCTTCGACGATTCGTCCAACGGAATTGAATTAACAACTTGTTGATTAGCAAATTCACGGCCAGTCATTTCTTTGCCGTCAGAATCAATTATTTCTCCATCTACAAGATATCCAGCTTCATCTGCCAGCATTTGATGAAGCGCTTCTTCGTCTTCTGGAATAACAACATTTGCTATCTGCTCTGGAGTCATCCCCCTTAACCAGTCTGGAGAAGTAGCTCTTACTTCTCCTCCTAGTTTATTTTTATCCCCATACCTGTAGTCAGTACTTTGATGCTCTTTTAAGGAAAGGTCTTCTCTAGTTTTTCTAGAAGGAAAGAATTTTTTAATTAATGCTTCTTTTTGACCTTCTGTAGCATTCATAACTGACGGATTGTCTATCAATTCAGAAAGCATGCTAGCTAGGTCGTGATTTGTCCCATATCTCTCGTTGTATTTTTTTACAGCTTCAGAAAGAGCACCAGTGCTTGTGGGTGCTTTAACGGAGATAATTTCACGCAATGACTGGAAGGAATCGCTATCTGGCTCAAACAACAGCAAGCCGGGCATAAACAATCCCACCTGTTGCTCAAGTGCATTGTCTATTGCTTCGGCTAATTGAAGTCTTTCATCATCAGCATCATCATTGATTGCGTTTTCTACTAATGAAGCACCCGAGGATAATCCACCAGATTTTGAGTCATCAGGGTCGTACCCCCATTCGAGCCATGAATCTCCAGCGGTATAGACATCTTTTGCTTTTACTCGTTTAGAAACTATTTGATATTTACCACGTCCACCTAGATGACTATTGCCGTGGTCGATAACGTATTGCCTTATCGGACTCACCCAGTCTCCTGGATTTATTTTAATTCTTTCTTCTTCTGGTAGGTTTCTAAGTTCTTCAAGTTCATCAAGAACTTTTTGATAGAAATCAGAAGTGCTCAAATTGGTGTTTGCTGACCTTGGAGGCTTGCCATACCTCATCACGTAGGCGGCTTCTTTTTCTAAATTTGCAATTCTTTTTGCTCTGGAGTTTGGAACAGCTCTATATATGCTGACAACCGCATTAGGTCTACCTCTGTAGCTATTAATGAGGCCGGCAGCGATTGCGTCTAGCCTGTCATCGCCAACGCCATAAAATCTCACCGCATCAGATGAGTAGACATCCTCCGGGTAGATACCACCCTGATACATCATGTCGTGAAGGGGGGCTCCGCTATCTCTATCGGGGGCTCCATGTTGCCCTCTGTATTCTTTTTCTCTTTCGATGGCAGCTGAATTAAGTGCCTGTCCGACTTCTTTTGGGGAATTGCTAGTCTCTTGAATATCGGCGTCGGTAGTGCCGGTAGTATTTTGTGCGCCCGGAACAGAAGGTTTCGCTGGTCTTTCCCACACCGAGCCATCCTGAACCTTTAGGTCCCCGTCACCATCTTCTGCATTTGGGTCAAATGGAACCATTTTCTTGGGGGCTTTCCCTGAAACAGAACCTAAATTTGCCCCAAGCTTTCTGGATGCAGCCTTGATTTTGAGGTCGCGACGGACTGCACGCGAGGATTGTTCAACATAAAATATATCCTCTTCGCGCATGTATATATTGTAGTTCTTAACTAACGAGTCTCTTGCCACACTTCGTACAAATAGTGGCCCATGGGTAGAATCTGGTCATATTTGCAGGGTGTTCGCACTCTAGGAGGGTTTTGGCAGCGTTGTTTAAATTTGTCCTTATCCAAGACGAAAGAGTCACGCCTTCTGCCAATGCAGCCTCTTTCCATAGCGCCCTATCTGAGTCCGTCGTCCTTATTAGGACCTGCTTCCCTATGGGGCCGTCGTCTTCTTTGGCCATTGGTCTGATGCCCATATCACCGGACTGCATGGCTCGTTCCATTGCGGCGTGAAGGTTGTTGTCACTGCTCATTATTGTCTCCGTAATCAATTATCTCTGCATCCACTATTTCGTGGTCGGCAAGCATCTGTTTTACAGATTCTGGAGGAAGAACACCAGATATCCCCATGAGTTCCAGAAGTTGCCTAGCTTCGGTCTCTGGATTGAATGCATCGACTTCTGCGGCGACGTTGGTTGAGCCTGCAAGGGTTGCTTTTATGACTTCGTTGTTCTTTGACTGGACATCCATCTGAACACTCACATTGACCTGGTCCATTCCTAGCAACTTCGTTCTTCTGTCCATTATGGAAAGTACTTGCTGAATTGCCTTCAGGTCAGGTTCAACCGCTACTTCATTGCCGTCGTCCATTGTCATTTTGCGGTGCTGCGTCATGGGCCAAATTGCTTGCTGCAAGCTATCTAGCCTTTCAAGTTCCATTCTCAAAACTTCAGGGTAAGCCATCAGGACTTCCCTATTCATTTTTTCCAGTGTTCTTTGCACGGCTTTAGACGCAGCAGATGTTGATATCCCGAATCTTCTTGCAATTTCCTGGGTCGAAGTACCGGCCTGGCGCATTTTAAAGATACGCATATCGCGTTCCTGGATAAACTCTTTAGTTACTATTTTGTTTGATTTGTCATCAGCCATATGCTCACCTTTGACAACAATAGCACTCTATTACAGTGTGATTTTTGAATACTCCAAAACCTCAAACGGAAATATTTTGCCTCTAGTTATCTTCGTTGGCCACTCTCTCTCGTCACGTGCCCCACGGAAGTGCTTCAGGTCATAGACGTATGGCATCCCGGAAACCATGTCTGGCGTTATTGACAGACCAAATTCCGGCCATCTTGACCACACGGCGGAACCAAATGGCCTAAGGTCCCTGGTTGTCATCGTGGTCCCAAGTGGAGCATGGTGCTCAAGCCATAACGCACACCCATATATTGCCCTTATTGAGTCAAGGTACTTAGCAACCTCAACTGCGATTGCTTCAGATGTTCTGCCACCTGGGTCAACGAATGACTTGTAAAGAGGTCCCATGACGAGCAATTCTGGTTGTGTTTTTTCTATCTGTTCTTCCAGTAGAGCCCTGTCGCTGCTTTTCAGTAAATCTAGACCAGCAGGTTTTGTATACAGCTCCGATAGAGGTTTTTTAATCTTACTTCTATGCATGGCCTGCAGTATTATCTTCCTTGATGCCCGTCGAATAATTCGTTCTGGGTTTTCAAGGTCAACGGTAAGTGTTTTTAGAGGCTTCATCTCCTGGTAGGTAAATGGATGAATTCCGCAGGCTGAAAGAAGAGCAACCTGGCGAGCGAGCATTGTTTTTCCAACACCTTCTGCCGCAACGACGATTACTCTTTCGCCTCTTTCTAGAAGATTGGGAATTAACCAGTCGTAAGTATCGTCTTCAGATTCTTCTATGAAATCGGTCCACGAGACCAATCTGCCAACATCAAGTGGTTTCTCGCTAGATACGGAATCAAGCAATGAGCCAACCCTCAATATCTTCTGCTTGATGCTCATGTCATCACGCTGAAGCATTAAAAGAACTTTTTCTAAAGCTTCTTCTTCTTTTGTTATTAGTTCTTCTGGCTCTGTTTCATCTATTTCTGTATTTTCAAATTTATAACTTGCTTCAGCTTCATTTGGGTCAAGAAATTCAAGCGTGTAAATATCTTGCCCGTCATGTGAAATGTGCTCAGTTATGTCTTTTGCCACCGGAGAAACCCATATGCTTGCTTCGCATCCAGCTTTCAAAAGATGGCCGTATACCAGTCGCGCGTGGTCCCTGCCTGGTTCGTCATTATCTGCGATAATTTCCACATGGGCACCTCTTAGTGCCTCGGTATGTATGTCCAGCCATTTTCCTGCCCCACCGGGCATTGTTGTGGCTACTATACCTTGACTGATTAATGTGTCAGCATCCTTTTCGCCTTCAACCAACCATATTGAGTAGCCATTTTTCTTGGCCTCCAACACTGCTGGCAAGTTATAAAGAATCTTTGGAATGTCTCCAAGCGAGTAAGCCCACTGACCGCCAGCTAGAGGTTTTCTCTGACGAAATGTTTTCTTTCCGTACTCATCTATGTATCTAACCTTTTGAAAGAGAAGTTTTCCATCTTCATCAACGTAATCATATGATTTAACAAATTTCAGTTGATTTTGCTTAGGTTTTTGCTCTTCGATTTTTTCCCCCATAAGTTCAGGCATGCTCATTCCAATGCTTTTGCATATTTCTTCAAATGAGCATGCACTAGCTCCCCTGTGGCAAAACATGACGACATTTCCACTTACACCCTCAGCGACTGATAGTGATGGGTTTGAGTCGTCATCTCTACATGGGCACCTAGCCTGCCATCCAGCCGAAGTCTCTCTAACTACATCTAATTTTTCTAATACCTTTTGAGTTATCGGGGAAGAGCTTTTCATGCTTTCTCGCTAACTGTGCTTTTTTCTTGAAGTTACATACCCTGTGCCAGCGTTCATTGTCCCAACACCAGGAACGGTAAGCCTTCCATCTCTTGAAAGATTTATTTTTCTCTGCTGCCTTAGTTCTGCTCTTTCAATTTCATTCAAGCCGCCCCACGTTCCAAATGGCTCATGCCTTAAAGAGTATTCCAAGCAATGCGTTTTTATATGGCAGGAAAGACAAATGCTCTTAGCTTCAGACTCATTGTCTGCTCTTAATTTTCTTTCTTTCCTGGATACTTGGCTCTTCCCTGTAGGCGTAAACCATAGGTTGACAGAATGGTTTGCGCAGGAACCATCTCTCGGCACAGAATCGTAAATTTCCACTCTCTCTCCCAATCCTCTACGTTATGATTTGCCGAGCCTATCAACGTCTGAGGCAGAAAGAAATACTACGCCATTTTTTATTACCAAATATCCGTTGACGTCAATAGTGTTTATGTCTATTGCGTCAATTGGTATTGAAAACTTATTAGAAATGCCAGCACGCAATTTTCCTACGTAGCTATCAAACTCCGTTACGGACTGTTCTTCTTTTGGAACAAGTCCTACTTCTGGAGCAGAAAGAGATTTCATTTCTACGTTTATTTTTTCAGCACGAAGGCACCATGCGCAGGCGAGAGTTTTCGTAGTTGCGGCTCTTGCTCTGGACTCTATGTGTCCACACGAAAGCTTATGCTGGTACAGCACGTTGCCCCATGAGCCAACTCTTGATATGTCCACTACATCGCGTTTTGGGGCGCGCCGATGTTCTGTTGACATATTTTTACTTGAGTTTTCTACCAAAAATTCTTTTCAGAAATGAAATTTTCTTATCGATAGATTGTGCAGTTTCTTTTACAATTTCCGAAGCCTGCTGCACTGAAGATTCCAGCTTTTCGCGGTCGACTACTTCGTTCAGGCTTTTTGCCCATTCGTCGATTTTATCTTTATCTATGAATTTGCCTATTTCATTTTCAAGCGTATCGCTTTTGCTTGATACTTTTTTTACTGGAGCTTTTTTAGTAGTAGCTTTTTGCGGAGTAGCTTTTTTAACGGCTACTTTTTTAGCGGCTACTTTTTTCTCAGCAGTTTTTTTTGTTTGTGTTTTTTTGTTAACTGTCATGCCAAATATGCTAGTAGAAGACAAGCCAGCATTGGGGAACATCCCCTGTGGGGCTTAAATAAAGTTTAATGTTGTCGTATGGAGGACACATATTCTGATAATTTCAGTAAAATAGCGCTTGCTGCGACCTCCGCAAAATTGGCGAAAATAGTCTGTGTTCAGGAATACGGTCTTGGTGAAGACCTTACTTTCAACTTCATGGGCTGGACCGAAGGCGATATGTCCATAGTCTGCCAGATGAGTAAGGAAACAATGCTTTTGCCGCCAAACGAAAGATTGCGCAAAAGTGGGGCTCTTTGCTCAATACTAAGGAGATACTGGGGAGTAACAGCAATAACGATGGTAGCCGAAGGTTACTGCTCAATGGACCCAGAAAGTATTCCAAACACAGAGTTATCCAAAGCTTACATTGACCCAGAATCCGGGGTGGAGGAGTGCATAACCTTGACCCATGCGGAGATAGTTGATAACGCCATCGAGGTAAACCTAGTCGCCCTTCCCTACACATACCAATTGGGCAGAGAAGTGACTTGGTTTGAGATGCTCATATATCCAACAAAAGCTCAAAAAGTATTAAAAAACTCTAAGTACCCAATAATGCTGGAATCAGTCTTGGCCGAGAGTCCAGAACAAGAAGTCCAACCAGAAGCCTATGACGAACTAAGAGCAGTCATAGCTCACAACGGATTTTATATACAAGAATTTTTCTAGTGTACAATTCTTAGATGAGTAGCATTTTTCGCAACGAGCCCGGCAGCAGGGGTGAGGAGCAATCCAGGAGAATCTACGACGATGTGTACGTTTATGAGTCAAACCGAGAACCTTGCATAATTTGCGGGCATGAAACCGGAGACTGCACTGGCGAATCCGGTCCTCCGAAAAAAATAGCGTGGTTGGGTTATACGGAAGAATTAATAGATAGTCAAACTTTTCTTATAGAAGAAGATATTTATGAAGAACGTCAGATAACGCCGTTCAATAAAATAAAAGTTCTTGTCCATAGAAAAGGCAAAAGTATTACACTGCGCGAGGCAGAAAAGCTCGGTCTCTGGAAACAGGAAAAAAATTAGAACGACTTTAGACTCTTTCTGTATTTCGTGATAAGTTAAGCTTGTAACTCACATCAATTCACAACACACCTAGGAAAATTATGACAATTCTTGAACAATCATTTGTAGATTCGTATTCTCAAAAAACAGCCCCATGGGGATTTAGCGGTTTAGGTGAAATCGTTTTTCTTCGCACATATAGTCGCAAAAAAGACAATGGGGAAACCGAAACTTGGCCAGAAACAATTCAGCGCGTAATCGACGGTGCATACGCAATTGGCGTTCCGTATACGAAAAAAGAAGCTGAAAAGTTATTTGACCATGTATTCAATTTACGCTGTTCATTTAGTGGACGCGCTCTTTGGCAACTAGGAACACCAATGGTAGAAAAATTTGGTGGAGCATCGCTCAATAACTGCTACTTCACTAACATCGAAAAAGTTGAAGACTTTGAGTTCTTGTTTGAGTACTTGATGCTTGGTGGCGGTGTTGGCTTTTCAGTTGAGCGCTCAAAAATTCATGACTTGCCCAAGGTCAGGCCGAACGTAGTAATTAATCATGAGCGCACCAATGATGCTGACATCATTGTTCCAGACAGCCGTGGCGGTTGGAAGAGACTCCTCCACAGTGTTCTCAAGTCGTATTTTGAGACTGGCAAATCATTTACTTACTCAACTATCCTTGTTCGTGAGTACGGTGCGCCGCTCAAAGGTTTCGGTGGGACAGCATCTGGTCCAGGGGCGCTAATTGACGGCATTGCCGATATCTGCAAAGTTCTAGATGGAAGAGTTGGAAAGAAACTCCGCTCTATTGATGTGCTCGATATTTGCAATATCATTGGACGAATTGTTGTTTCTGGCTCATCTCGCCGTTCTGCTCAAATTTCAATGGGAGACCCTGACGACGTTCTTTTCTTGCGTGCCAAGAATTGGTCATCAGGTTCGGTTCCAGCATGGAGAGCCAACAGCAATAACTCAATCTACGCAGATGGCTACGACGAGCTTCCAGGAGAGCTCTGGAAGGGCTATGACGGCTCTGGTGAGCCATATGGCTTGATTAACCGCAAACTCGCTCGCTCGCACGGAAGACTTGGCGAAAAGCGCCCAGACCCAAGCATTGAGGGTTTTAATCCATGTGCAGAAATCGGCCTAGCCGACGGAGAGTCCTGCAACTTGGCAACTATATTCCTCCCCAATATCAAGTCGCTTGAGCAGTTCAAGGAAATTTCACGTTTGCTTTACATGACGCAAAAGCACATAACTCGTCTTTCTTATCCTTACGAAAAGACTACGAATATCGTTCGTCAAAATGCTCGTCTTGGACAAAGCATTACTGGAATTCTTCAATCAAGCACTGACCAACTTTCGTGGCTATCTCCCGTTTACTCCTACCTGCGAGAAGTGGATAAAGAGTATTCAGCAAAGAATGGATTCCCTGAATCAATTCGCATGACAACAGTTCAGCCATCCGGAACGCTTTCCTTACTTCCTGGAGTTACCCCAGGAGTACACCCAGCATACGCTTCGCATTACATACGACGTGTTCGCTTTGGTTCAAACGACCCATTAGTAGAAGCATGTCGTAAGCGTGGTTACAAGGTTGTTTGGGATATCGGGATTGATGGACGCGAAGACCACACTAGATACGTTGTCGAGTTTCCTTGCGAATCCCCAGAAGGCTCTGTTTTGGCTAAAGATATGACAGCAATTGAACAGCTTGAATGGGTAAAGAAAATGCAAACCGAATGGGCAGACAATGCAGTTTCGGTTACGGTCTATTACCGCAAGGAAGAGTTGGCCTCAATTAAGGAATGGCTAGAGAAGAACTACGACAAGAGTGTTAAGTCTGTTTCTTTCCTTCTTCATTCAGACCATAATTTCTCCTTGCCGCCATATGAGGAAATTACAAAAGAAGCATATGAAAAACTCGTAAGCAAAGTTGACATAAGCATTCCACTTGTTCAAACATCTTTCGGCATGGTTGACTTTGGGGATTGCGAAGGCGGAGCCTGTCCAGTACGCTAGCAATGGTTAGCTCCCATAGCTCAGCGGATAGAGCAACAGTTTCCTAAACTGTAGGTCGCATGTTCAAGTCATGCTGGGGGCGCAATATGGAAAATGTATCTACAGTAGGCGTGGAGTAATTACGGCATGAAACACATAATTCACGTACATCAGCAAAATATCAAAAAAGGAATTGCTGCAATCATCGACAGAACCTACAAGGGTTCAAAGCATCAGAAAAGCCTCGACATAATCTGTCCTCACTGCAGTAATGTTGCTGCGACTGTAGTTCAGTCGGACGAGCCCGATAGATGTGGGGCGAGAGTATGGATTGAAGCTAACGAAACATCAAGCAAGGACCCACAGGCCCAAGTCCTGTCACCATTGCAATGAATAAAAAACTACAAGAAATACCAGTTATTTCTCAAAATATATACACGACAATGCTTGATGATATCAATCATAAGCAGATTGCTGCTGACGTTAATAATTACGGTATTGGCATGAATAAAAACTCTCCTGAGTACGGATGGATTAGTAGAGGTTTTGTCCAGTACGAAGACATTATTATTCCAGTAACCCCAGAAATTCAAAAATTAGAAAATGAAATACTGTTAATAATAAACCAAATGACAAATAAAGAATACCTCGTTAAAGATATATGGGCAATAAATTTAATTGAAAATCAAAGTGTAATTGCTCACAGCCATCACTCGAATCTTCATGCTCATCCTTCCGAGTATTACTCGGTCGCCTATTATCCAGAAGCCCCCGAGGGGTCAGCTGAGTTAATTTTTTTGGTTGAATGGTGCGGAGTGATGCAGAGAATGCACGCCGTCACCCCATTGGTAGGCATGCTTGTAATATTTAACTCATATATGACACATATGACCGCGCGCCAAAAGGTTAGTCAGCCACGTCTCGTCGTCAGTATGAACCTAGAGCCAGTAAGCCCAAATATCGAGCCAAATGCGGACTGGTCGGTATATTGGGATAGGCCAATAATTACTTCTCCAATCATAGTTTAGGGTGACAAAATGCAAATAGAAGAAATCTCACTAGTAAAGCAAAGTATTTTTGAGTCCTATATTACAGAAATTGATAATGAGAAACTTATTGTTGAACTAAATAAATTTTATTCTAATATAACTTCTAAATTGAGTGACGTCTATGACTGGGATATGAGCTTCCCTTCTGCTGGTCCAGAGTCTGAAAAGTTAAAGGACGAGATAAGCAAGAGGGTAGATGCTGTTGCTGGCAAGCCGATGGTTTGTCGCGAAATATGGATGTACACAATGAGCAAACTCATGACCATGCCGCAACACAATCATAAAACCAATTACCAATTACACCCAGAAGAGTATTACTCAATCGCATACTACGCTCACGCTCCAAAAGATGGGGCGAATCTGCATTTTGTCGCACAATACTGCAACGGTATGGAGAACAGAATCGTTGTTCCTGCCGTCACTGGGAAACTGATAATCTTTAATTCATTCCTAGACCACTATACCGATAGGCATTTAAGTGATGAAAACAGAATGTGTATAAGTGGCAACTACAAACCAGAAACACCGGATAAGACAATGGTTCCAGATTGGTCAACGTACATAAAACCAAAAGATAAGAATGTTCCACTAACAAGATTTTCTTAGAATTCCGCCCAATTAGCTCAGTGGTAGAGCGCTCGCCTTGTAAGCGAAAGGTCCTCGGTTCAATCCCGAGATTGGGCTCAATATGTATTTTACAGTGCTTTCATATCCAAGAACTGGCTCTACGGTAATTCAGAGAGCCATAAATACCAGCGACAACTTTAAGTGCATTGGTGAAAAACCAATGACCATAAACCACATGCACGCATTCGTGCAAAGCTTGATTGATGCAAAAACATCGATTCCTGAATCATTGTTTCCGGATATACCAATGGATGACGACAGGAACCCCGTGTTCATGGCACATGAAGTCGATGTTGATTCCGTAATGAGTTACATAAAGGCGGTCTACGTAAGACACGTGCTTGGAGTAGTCCATTCACCAAATATTGGATGGAAGGAAAATTTCATCTCTTCTTACCCTGATGAAAAAGTAGCAAACAGTGAAATAGCTTTTATAAGGAGACTATTCCCAGACATTCTTTTTATACTAAATATCAGAGACCCTGAGGAGTGTTCTCGTTCTTCAATATGGAAGTTCAGGGATGACTCAATAAATGAAATTAGAAATCGGCGCCAGTGGATTATTAACGGGTTTAATTCTGGAATTTTCGGAAATAACTGTATACTGCTCGACTATGATGAATGGAGCAAAGATTCCTCAAAGCTAATAAATCCTCTTGTTGCTGCTGGAATAAACATAAATGCTCAAACTATTGAAGCAGTATTGTCTGAAAAGCTAACGCATATAAGTAATATATAAAAATACAAGCATAAAAGAATGGAATACAGGAATGAGATACTACATTGGGTGGTCAATAGGAATCCTGAATCTTGCAGTAACTATTTACTTGCATAAATTAAACAAAAAAAGATAACTTCACAACAGATAAAATGCCCTCGTAGCTCAGGGGATAGAGCAACGGACTTCTAATCCGCAGGTCGTACGTTCGAATCGTACCGAGGGCGCAAGGTATAGTGTTCACTATGGACTTCTTCGATAAATCTTTCTACAATGAACCTTACGAAAAATTTAAATATTTACGTCTGAATGAACCTATTTGCAAAGATGAAAAGACCAATACCTACGTTCTAACTAAGCATGAAGATATACTTTTTGCCTTTAGGAACCCGGAAATATTTACAAGTTCACTTGGGGCTCGCGCAAATTCCATACCTCAGCCTTTCATGATTGACTGTGACGACCCTGAACACAGAGTTCAGAGGAGCATTGTAGAGAGAGCTTTTACTCCCAAGAAGATGCAGGAGTACGAAGAATGGATAAGAGAATTTGTCCGTAGCTCACTTAAGGAATGCGAAGTTGATAAGTCTTTTGACATCGTTCAGACATTACTTCAACCACTTCCTGTTTGGGTTATAGGGAAAATACTTGGAATACCAGAAAGCGACTACGAGCTATTGCAAAAATGGGGAGAAGCAATGGTTGAAGGTGCTGACGGGTGGGAAAACGTAACGGATGAAGTAGTTCAAGCAGTGTTAGATTGGTTTGAATATTTTGACAAATACGCAAAGTCTAAGAGCGGAGAAGGGTCAGATATTGTTTCGGCACTTTTAAATGCACATATTAAAGAAGGTAAAATTACATATGAGCAGGCACAGGCCAACTCTCTTGCGTTGTTGGTTGGTGGCAATGAGACCGCTAGGTACCTTCTGACAAACAGTCTTCATTCAATACTTACTCACTACTCATGTTGGGAAGAGATTGTTTCAGACCCATCTTCCATCCCCCGCATCGTCGAAGAGTGCGTCAGATTTTCTACACCGGTGATGAGCTCAATCAGATACACGACAATGGATGTAAGGGTCTCTGAATCCGTAATACCAAAGGGTGCTCAAGTGATGCTAATGCTTGCATCGGCCAACCGTGACGAGGACATATTTGAATGGCCAGATGTTTTTCTACCAGCAAGAAAACATAGCCAAAATGTTGGTTTCGGGTTTGGTATTCATTATTGCATCGGCGCAAGTTTGGCAAAAATGCAACTAAGAATAGTTTTGGAAGAAATGTCAAAAATGTATCCAAAAGCAATAATAAATAATGAAGTTGCTGCAAGAATGAAGGCTAGCTCTTTTCTTAGAGGGATTAAAAATCTAGAGGTAATATTGTGAACATAACAAAATGGCGTGGAAGAATAATAACCCTAAGATGCTGCCGCGACTGGCCGTGTCATGAAAGTCAAGCCTATGGACATTATGGCAAATGCGGAATATGCAGACAAGTTCCAGAGGTTATTGATGAAGAGTACCCTATTCCCACATCTCTTCATACTGACTATCAGCAGTCCTGAATCTTAAAGAGCTTATCGATATGGCAATAAATGCGAATATTGGTAACGCAATGAGGAGTAGTACCTTTTTCACTTTTTCTCCATATTTATAATTTCCGCAGTTACCGCACCGTCATGCCAGTGATTAATTGAGTGCTCTACGTTGTCAAACTGATTCTTTGTTTTCAGGTCAGAAGGGAAGCCGCTAATCTTCTCTGAATCGTAAATGTATTCTTCTGGTTTTTCATTATCAAGAAAATCATCTTCTTTTTCTGAAGCCATACTTACCTACTTGTGCTTGAACTCTGCCCATGTCTTGTCACCAACACCATAGTACTCTCTGGCATAACCTGATTGAACTATGTCTTTATTTAGGCAAGCGGTAGTTGTAGCTTCAACGTCATCTGAAGAGTAGATGCGTGCAAGTATGCGACCATATTTATCATTTTTGTCTGGGATTGTATTTATATAAACCCACTTGTGGCTAGTCAGCCAGTCCTCGGTAAATTTCTTAGCCTTCAGGCCCATTTCTTTTTCTGCTAAATCCTTAGTTCTGGATTCCGGCGTGTTCACACCGTAAAGCCGTACTCGTATTTTGTGGTGAATGTTAAAGCCAAGGTCAATCATTAGGTCTAGGGTATCCCCGTCGATTACCTTTAGTACCGTTGCTCCATACCAGAATCTTTCGCTCATGGAATAAATTATCCCACAAGTGCAGCCATTCAGGTTGCCGGTATTGGTTTTTCCCCTTTTAACGTAACTCTATTGACCAGGCGTGGTGCTCTTCCAATATCTCCAACAACAGCATGTTGCGTGACTCTGTTATCAGCAAATGCTATGTCGCCCTGCGTCCACCGATATCTTACGGTGAATTCGTAGCGAGTTGAATGCTCATACAGAAAGCTCAGCACCGTATCGCTTTCTGGCTTTGACAGGTCTACTATCCTGCGCGTAAAACCCTTGTGAACAAACAGTGATTCCTCGTTTGTTTCTGGGTGCCTTATGACGACTGGGTGTCTTGACACAGCGTTAATTCCGCTATGAGCAAATTCTGATGCGTCATGTATGGCATAGCACCCCCTTAACATGTCCTTCATTTTATTACTTAACGTAGAAAATGCCATAACTTGGTCTGACCACATAGTGTCTCCTCCAGCATAAGGAATGATGACGCCATTTAATATCGAGCACTTAGGTGGTTCTTCAGTAAATGTTATGTCTGTATGCCAAGCCACTCCGTGGTCTTGGTATTTGGTGTTACTTCCATTTTCGTAGGACGGATACTGACTGCCAGGAATCGTATAGTCAATTTCAAATATGTTTGGGTATCCATCCTTTGACGGTAATAGCGGATGAGCTACATGGATATCTCCAAAAAAAGAAGCAAATTTTTCATGCTGTTCTGGTGATAAGTTTTGTTCTCTAAAAAATATAACCTTATGCCGCAGCATTAACTTGTAGATTAAATCTATTAACAATGAATCAGATTCAGTTATTTCACAAAGCCTTGCACCACTAATTTCTGCTCCAATTTTGCCAGCTATTGGCATCACAGAAAGGGGACCCTCTGAGTATTCGGAGTAATGATTTTTTTCTTTTTTGCTCATCTGGCAATACTAGCAACTATTTATTTTTCTTAGTGCCCTTGTATCTATCCAATAGTCTTCTTCCCTTTGCTGCCAATTTTGCCGCTGACTCCATATCCTGAGGAACGGGTTCTCCCCACGCCGCAGCAGACAAAGCAAGTCTTGTTGGTCTGCCTTTTTCATCTTTCATCGGACCCGATGGATTAGTGAAGAATCTAGTGAGAAAGGAACCCTTGCGGCGCATCTTTTCTGGAGTATCTGCTGGCCCTTTTACTCCCGGCTTAAGGTTTGCGCCTTGAGTTCTCTTAAAATACTTCCTACCAGCAGCAGTCAATCCACCCTTTGGATTGCGGTATCCACCTGCGGATTTAGTCTCAACAGGAATGCAGTTTGGGACAAGTTTGCCGTTTTTCCCTTTTTTCATTCCTGATTGCACATACCCTTCCCAGCATGGCCCTCTTTTTAGGTCAGCAGCTTCAGACATTGCCTTTCTTTGATAAAGGGCTTTTTCGTTAATATCATTTTTGACATTTGTTGAATAGTATTCATCAAATTTTGGCAAGTCTGAATCATCAAAGGACTTTTCTTCTGTTGTATTTTTCTTCTCTGAGGTTATTGGACCTCCTGCAACCCATGCGCGGCAAGTTCTTTTTGAGGCACACTTAAAGTCAAACGCTTCGCAGTATCCAAGCTCTCCGGCACCATCAATTGCTTCCCATTCGTCTTTTCTTTCGCCGCCAGTAACACCATCTTTAATGCACGACTTCATTGATGGGGTTTGTATGAACAAAGAACAGTTACCACATAGTTGTTTTTTTGCAGATGCTGCATCAACGTCCCATTCTTTTCCTAACTTATCCCAATATTCCGTATTGGGCTCAGCTGGGTTTAGGGGGCCGTACATTGCTGTTTTTATGGCGCTTGCTCTATTGCGTAGGTTGACGCCTATATCCTGGGTTGCTCTGGGGCATTTTTCGGCAGCTTTTTCATTAATGCCAAGCTGGATTGAGAGCAGTTCTAGATATTCTATTTCAATTTCTTGATTTTCCATAGGTTCATTCTCTCATAGTTATTTAGCGAGCATAAGAAGTATTCAGTATACGAAAAAAGCCCTACACCGCAATTTACGATGTAGGGCTTTATTTCAAACACCTATCAGTAGTAGCCTCTTGCCGTTGGCAAAACGCTAAGAGCAATAGTGAAACCAGTTCCTGCTGTGCCTGAACCAACTTGGTCAATGTCAACAGTAATAACGTCGCCAGCAGCGAGTGTTTTTACGTCTGGCAAGGCCACAGAAGCTGATACTGCGGCAGCTGCAACTGTTGGGCGGTTAGCCTGGGTCGTGAAGAGAGTTGTGCCATTTTTGTTGACATCAAAAATCTGTGAAGCACCAGACGATGTAGCATCAACGGCAACTGTTGCTGCCCTGATGACACACGCAAATGGAACTCTAAAACGCAATTTATCTGTACCGACAGCGTTTACGGCGCTTCTGCTCAGCATAAATGTTGATACGGGAACCTTTCCAAACATAATTTCTCCTTTGAACGAAGTTTGGCTTATACGGACAATTAGATTATATCATTAGTTGTTTTTATAAAAAGCAAAAACCCCACTCATCCCCTAAAGGACAAGTGGGGCTTTGCTTACAGATTATTAGGCTGGTTCGTTGTCAAATGTTACTTCAACGAATGCCTCTGGACGCTTGACAGCAAGCGCAAGTCTCTGCTCTGCAAGGATAACGATTGCGTTGCGGACGAAGAAGTCCGAATGCTGTTCGCTGATGCGGATTGAAGCTTGCTCACGGTCGTACAACTGAGCGCCGGTACCAAATGCACCAACGAGAGCTGTTCCTGCTGTGATTGCTGGAGTGTCAACGATTGGCATACGCCATACCTTTGGCTCGCCACCCATTGCAACCGAAACTGCGATAAGGTACTGACCATTTGTATCCTTGGTCAATTCGATATCTTCCCAGTCTGATGGGTGAAGTACGATGCCTGTTGGCTCGTAGTAAGCAAGGAACGACAAGGTTGCCGCACGGCGAAGTGCATCAGCCTTTGTGTCCGGAACTGGTGTTGACAAGCCAGCAGACCAGCTGTAGGTCTGAATTCCTGGAGTCTGAAGAACACCAAGCAAGTTTTCGCCAACGCCGTCACCATTGAGGATTTGTGCATCCTCAAGAAGGCGAAGACCGTACATCAACTCGTTGTCAATGATTGAACGAAGTTGTGGTTCGTCAGCAAGCACGTTGCGGTGTGCAGCTTCCCAGTGTGCGAGTGTGCGCACTGGAGCCTGCTCGCCAACAAATGCGAACGAAGACTGTGGCTTTGCACCGAATGCTCCACCTGAACGCTCTGCTACTGAAGAAGCACTGTTTACACCGTGTGATGCATCCAGTGTTGTGAAACCAAGTTGACGGAAGTATTCGATAACTGCTGCAGTTGTTGTGCGGGTTGGGAACAAGTCACGAACACGCTTTGTGCGGGTTGGTGGCGTAACGATTGGGTCACGCTGAATTGTTCCGAATGCAGTTGGCGTGCCAGTTGGCATTGCCGAGAAAACATCCTTAACGTTGTATGAAGACAACGAAACATTTGCTTGCCAAGGAGCAGGCATGTTTGCGCCGTTACGTCCACCGTTGAGAGCCTTGAACTCTGCTGACTCAAGGAACATTGCGCCGATTGACTTAATTTCACGTGAAGAGAGTTGAGCTACTTCATTTGCGGTTGCTGCATATGTTGATGCAACTGAACCTTGTGGCTCTGAAGACCAGCGGTCAACTTCACCCATTGTCTCGAGGCCAGAAATAAGGCTTTTGATTTCCTTGATGTCTGCCATGTTCTTGTCAAAAGCCGTCTTCTGCTCAGTCGACACAACAACTGTGCCTTCTTCTACGCGGAACGAGTCAGCAATTGCTTTATTGTCGGCCATTTTAGTGCGAAGTGCTGATTGAAGCTCTTCGATTCTTGCATTGTCTTGCGACATAATTTTCTCCTGTTAGAGTTTGAAAGGGTTGGGTATAAATTTGATTATTATTACGGCTTAGGTAAGCACCCAGCCCTATGTATCAAAAATAACAGAGATTAAAATGTTTTAGTGTAACTACTTAAATTTGGGCAATATTGTGTGTAAATAGTTACTGGGAATTGTAAATTTCTTGGTGTATTGAAACTTTCCTTTTCGGACGTTTCAGCTCGCTCATCAGTACAGTTCTCACTGCTCGCTCAAAGTCTCTTTGCTGACCTCTTCTGCCAAGAGCCGTAGCCCCAGCAAGGCGTGAATAGTCTGAGTTGTTCGTGCATGGCATCCATACCATTCGGCCAGTTTTTGACACTCTCCTACTGACCCCTATGCAACCAAGTTGACGAGCCCTAAAACGTGCAGACTCTATGTCTTGAAAAACGTCTGGGTCGTTATCTCTTACGTACTCTGGCCCTGGTTGTGATTTTATCTCTATATCACTATTTGCACTCGACATGGATATTGGTCCACTTGCTGTTATTCCAGCAGAAGCAGGACCCGATACTAGCCCTCCCCCGGGGAGTGTTTGTATTGAAGAAATCGGTCTTTCATTGAGTTTTTCCCATGAATCGTTTCTTCTTCTTTTCCTTTTTCCCCTAACGCGTCCGTCTTCACCTTTATACCCAGGAACGGCAGAGCGCCATTTATCGCCCTCGGCTACATTTGATATTTTCTGCATTTCTTCATGCGAAGAACAGGGCATCCAATTGCCGTCTTTATCCTTGTGCGCCCCAGAACACCCCATGTTCTTGGCCATCTTCAATGCCTCTATTTTGTCAACAATGCTAGATTTTGACACTTTAAACAAACCTTGTTGATTTTGAATCTATTGAAAAATCTATAGATTCACTTATTGATTTTTTGGAAATCTCTTCCCTTGAGGCGCAAGATAGAGATTTTGCTCTCCTATTAAGTCTGTTTGATTTTTCATTATTGTTAATAAAAACAGAAGATGCAATCCTTCTTGATAAATTTGCTCCAAAAGACTTTTCAACTGTATTGACGTTTTTTATCTTTTTATCAAAGAAAGACGCAGTTGTTTTATCTAATTTTAACTTTCTTGTTTTAACACTGCTTATGACGGAACTCCTATTGGCCCTGCCCAGGAAAGCCATTGCCTTATATCTGATTGCATTTTCCCTTGAGCTCTTGTGTATTTTTCTTATTTGTATTCCTGATATTTTTGTTTTATTTTGTTTAAGATTTGTTTTTGTTCTACCTAAATATAAATTATTAGACATTATTTTTTTATCTACATAACCACCATTGGACTGCGTTGTTGAAAGTGAATCAATCAATATGCTTACTGATGGGGTTATAGCTTTCACTCCAGAAACATACATTCCATCTGGGGCGGTAACTGAAGAGAGATTTTTGATTGACTTCTGGTTCAATGACCAATTTACGGCCATTTCGTTCATTGGGTAGAAATCGATTTTCCCATCAATATTTGTAGCAATGGCAAAATTCTTTACCCTGATTGGGTCCATGATAACTATATAGTTGTTCACTTTTTGCCCTTTAGTAAATTGAGCAAATCATTTTTTTGAGATTTTAGTATTCCTACTCTAACTTCAAAAATTCTGTCAATTATTTTTATATGAGAAGCTTCTGCTTCACTCAATCCATCAATTGACAGCCTTGAAACTAGCTCTTTCATCTTGAAGGAACGAGCCCTGTTTAGCAGGTTGTCAATAAAATTCCTGTAAGCAATCTGCTGTTCAATTTTTAATTTTTGATAATAATCAGAATAATCTATTTGTGTAGCACCTTCGTAGAAGTCTTTAATTCCCATCTTTGTTCGTTCCGTTATTCCTACCTTGTCTAGTTCAATAAGGCCAGAAGTGGTGTTTTGAGTCATCACTGGTACTGGACCTTTTGCTGTGTCTAAGGCATATATGGATGATAGCTGACGTTCACGTTGGTCTGTCAGCAAGTCTGAAATCATCATTCTGGCAACATCTTGTGGAGAAAAATCTTCTATCTTCCTGTTTGGATTAAATGTTGAACCAGGAATTACTGTTTCTACATCTTGACGCATATAGCGTCTTTTATCTCCAGGCTTCGAGCTGAGTATGATATCCGGAGAAGCTAGACCTAGATGTTCCTGAAGGTCAGAGGCAAATCTTTCGGCTAGATGTTGGAAGCTCTTTGGCTTTACGTATTCTAGATACTTTTCAGTTCCCGCAGAAATAAGGTACTGCTCTGCATTTATCTTATTCCTTTGGACAACGCGACTTCTTGCAAGAACCTCTGGCATTATCGATGAATCAATAGTTGAAAGCGAAGCACCATTTACTATTGCTTCAATAGCTTCGTCAATTGATTTTATCTTCTTGCTCGTTGCTGCAGCGCTTACTGTTTGCCTTGCGGAAAGCTGTTCATCTATTGGCTTTTTAAATTTGGGATTCTTAAATACCTGTGTAGCCCATTTTGGCCTGCCCTGAATAATTTCATTTGGATTTTTGATATTCTCGAACGACTCTGAGTAACCTATTCCGTCACCCATTTCATTCGCAAGATACTTTAATTTAGCAGAAGGGTCACGCGAGTTGTTTTGCTGCATGGCTACGTTTACGGTTTTGCCAAGTTTTCTTCTTTCACCAACAGTCAACTGACGCTTTTTTTCTATCGTTATTGTTGAGCCGCTTGGCGTAACGTACACAATTGAGTTGATTCCAGTGTTGGAAAGCATGCCAATTTCTTCTCCGCCAATGTCTGGAGCGCCAAAAGCTGACATCAGATAGGTGGCGCCTTCCATGTCCCTGTTGTCAGGTATTGCACGTAATACGCTTGGCGGAACTACTGGCTCCAAAACAAATCCGTCACGCCTAACCATTCTTGCAACTTTTGCTTTATGTTGGCTCAAGTCTCTTACCAGCTGTTTTGCTTGCTGTGCTACGGCCATTGGGTTTGGATTGGAGACTTTTGGAATCTGAGCTTTTCTGCTTTGTATCAACGATTCTGGCATTTGACCAGCGCCAAGGGGGTTTCCAGTTACGGGGTCTGGTTTTCCTGGTCCACGGGCAGCCCTTCTTATCTCAGAAATTGCGTATCCAAGAACTGATGGAATGTCAAAAAGTTTTGCTCCACATGTAGAGAGCCTTGAGTCGGTGAACCTTCCACCATACTGATAGCCCTCTGGGCACCGGTATCCCCTGTTCTGTTTTCCTGGGGCAGATATGCCACCAAGTCCAACTCCGGGAGTTATTGTTCTATAGATAGCGGAGCGAATTGGAGAGCGAATTGGGTCGATGTCCCCAGGAATAGCTATCCTGGCAGCAGAGCGAGCAACGTTTGACGCTTTAACGCTAATGCTTTGACCCAGCCGTTTATTTGCTGACATCTTTCTAGCAATACCGTTTCTTGCTGAAAGCGCCTTAAAGTCGACTATATTCTGCGTTGTCGCAAGACTTTGTCGGATTGGTTCTGGTTTTTCCTCACCGGAAGAAGAGAACATCACCCTAGTTATTATTACATTTTCTTTTTTACAGCAATCATCATTCATCTTCAAGTTCTCCACTGCAGCAGTCTTGGTCTAGTGATTCTTTTTGAAATGGCAAGCTCTTTATTTGACCTTCATTATCCTCGCCGTATATTTCCCAGTTGTTCGTGTCTCTCAAGTAGCTTGTGAAATCTTTTTCCATCTCCATGAATTCAGACAAAACACTCATAGCGTGCTTAAAGTCCATTTCTGTAACTACGTCAATTGGCTCATTTACCGAGTATTCAGGGTCTGAGAAAAATATGTCTTCATCCATGTTTATTTGTTCTGATTTTTTATTAGAAGACAATTTTCTTATCATGGCGGAAAACTCACTATTTGACATGTTTCGCTTTTTTAGCTTGCCCTTACAGTTCTTCATGCCTGGGTGGTGGCACCCCTCATTTGGCCAAAGTCCAGTTGTTTCGTGGTGCAGCCAAGCACATATTCTCTCAAGTGGATATAGTTCGGGATGATTGGCAAGGATAACCCTGCATCTCCTGAAGCCACCTGGCTTGCGCATTATCGGCCTCCAGTAGCGAAGAAGTCTCTCCAGATTTCCTCTCCTTGGACCCCTTCCCTTGAGAACGTCACCAGTAAGGGCTTCTTGAGGAAGGTCGAACATAACATCCTGTGGTGCTTTTATTTCGATGTCTTCACTCATCATTGAGTCCTTTGTTTTTATTTTCAATATAAAGTCTACTAAAATTTTCTACAGGTTTTGGACCTTTATCGCGCTCATTCATAAATGACTTGACACGTGTCTCTATTTTCTTCTGTTTCTTTGCCTTACTGCCAAGCTGAGAGCTGATTACGATATTTTCTGTAAACTTCTTGCCAAGTGGTCTTTTTTTTGAGATAAAAGTATCAAACCAGATTTTCTTCATCTCGCCATCTGGTTCTGTCCATAGGAACTTGTGAAACGGTGTTTTCATTATTCTTCTCAAATCAGATGTACTGGATGCAAAAGAGAAGAAATTTACATATATGACACGGTCGTCGGTCGTCACTACAGCGCCATCTTTACCTGTTTTGCCAGCATCAATAATGTAATAGAGCTTCCAGTTGTCGGAAGTCGCTGAAAGTACTGCTTTCATTATTCTCCCATCGACTTTCTAATATCGTTAGCAATTTTTTTACCAGTAGAAAGAATTTCTTGTTTTATTAAACGGACCAGAACTTCTTCTACGGTTTCGTTTTTCCTAGCAGAAGGGTCGTAGGACGTTGGTTTATCTATATTCATTCCCTTTTTATGAGCGAATAAAACATAGCCGATGCCCTTATCTTTATATTTCTTCCTTATTTGCATTGCCGTTTTGTATTCTCTCAACGAATTAACTGAAGATATATTTAATTTTCCAGAATTTAATCTTGAGACAATAAGAGCCGCATCGGGTCTGCTTACTTTCCTTGTTATCAGTTCTTGTTCTGAAACAATATTTTTTATTAAATCCGATATATCCGTTGAAGATGAAATTTTCTGAATCTTGCTAAACGGATAATATATTCCCTCAATATCATCAAGGGAGTATCCGCCAAGTATCTCCGCATGCATAGGTAGATTTGATTTACTTGAAGACTCTTGACCAGGAGTAACCGTTCTGGATTTATTCACATTGTCTGTTTTTTTCTTCAAATGCGACTGCAGCAGGTTTATCATTGCGTCGGCCATGTGCGATTTGCTGTTTGGACCATCTGAATTCATAATGGAATCAAGGATGTCTTCCCTGTTGTCGCTATTCATTGCGACAGGTCGCCCACCAGAAGACATTGGGTCACCACGCATGTAGGAAGTTCTGTTAGATACTTCTGGGCGCAATATCACCTGAATATCGCCAAGTGCTGATATCCCGTCTCCAATAGCGTCTTCATCCTCTATCTCGTAAATTGCATCGGCGCCGTAGTTCCCACCATTCTCTTTTGCTAATTTCTTTCTTGCTTCTAGTTGAGATTTGGTTACGACATAACCCTTTGCTGGACGCGCTGCTTCATTGGTTGATGGATGTATGCCAATTGATGTTTCAAATGTTCTTTTTAAGTACTTATCTGAGCTATTCATTTTTATTCTTCTCTTTTGATTCATCACCGGACTGACCAGATTCAAGGCGACTTATATTTTCCACTAACGACAAGAAATATTTTTGATACTGTAATTTTTGTTCATTAGAAAAATCTTCATTATTCTTACTTGGAATTATCATTTTAATTAAATCTCCTAAGAAAAAGGGTCCCATGGTTCGTCATCTGGAACATTAGCTGGTACTGACTCTTTGCCTTTTTTCCTCCTAAATAATCTCCCACCCTCGCGTACTTCTGGTTCTGGTTCTGAGAATGTAGGAGAATCGCCAAATGGGTCATCAAAACTTGACTGAGGAGTAGGGGTTTTTGGCGTACTGCCAGAACCTGCTGGTGGCGTATTTTCTCCTCGAGACGTAAATCCAGAGTCGAACATATCTTGATATTTTATTAGTTCTTTAAATTCCGACTCGCTCAAACCAAAGTATTCGGCAGTGATTGCTATTGCTCTTTGACTTACTTTGTTCCTATCACTTTCATTTGGCGATGTTAGATAGGTTGTTACTTCGGCAATAAACTCGTTGACGTTTTGAGAAGCTACATTGAAACCAAGATTATTCATGGTGCTGGCGGCCTCTTTCATTTCTGGAGTCAACTGTCCGATATCGTCCAAGTTCACAAGACTCAAATCTCCACCAGAAGCTTCCGCTTGATATATTGTGTCAGAAATAACCCCAGTTGCGTATTCTTCTAGTTTTTCCCTGGCTTTAGCACTTCTGGCGGCAGCCATGGAATGAAATGCGTGTGCCATCTCATGACGTAGAACATGCTCCAACTTTGCTCTATCTCTCATTATTTCTGGGTTTATGCAGATAATCCCCTGGTGTGCAGAATATACTCCCCACGCTCCGAACCAGTATTTTGCAGAGACACCAGTTGCCAAGTCTCTACCCGATGCTGAGTCTTTATCAGGGAATGGAGCAAGCAGTGACACAAAAATTGGAGGCATTCCGAACTCTCGAACAAGAGATTGCATACCTCTATTCGTTGACATGATTTCAGATAAAACCGAAGCCATCTCAGCCTGTGCGTTCCAGTCGACATTCAAATCATCTATCAGTTCAGCTGCTTTGCCCTTTCCTCCTTTGGGGTTTTTAGAGAATGGGTTTTTCTCTAGTAATGAACGAACAGACGCTGGACCTAATGGAACGTAATCAGCAACATTGGTAGAGTTCTCTCTACTACCTTTGTCGCGAGCAATTACTGTATCGGCTAATTTTCTACCTTGTCTTTTCTCTGACCTGCTTGCCCCACTAGACAATCCAGATTGACTTGCCCCACTGGACAATCCAGACCTGCCTGATGTTTCTGAACTTCTTTGTATGTCTTGCTGAATAGCTTCATCAAGCCACCCTAGCCACGTATCCACTGCTGGATTGCTTTTTGCATCACGGTCGTTTCTTGCAACAAGTGACGCAATTGGAGTGTGCTTGCCAACGAGATGTGTTTCACCAACTCCATTTTCCTCCATTGCATCTTTCCCAATTCTGACTTTAAATACGTGGATTCCAGTTGAGCCATCAGTTTCGTATCTTCCGCCGTAAGAACCAAACAGTGGTTGTGCATCAGCTGCCCTATATGTACTCGTGTACTGATAGTCGTCTGCAATTAACTGGTCGGCAACTTCGTCAAGCCTTGATAATGTGCGATTTTCATCTGCCATGGCAGCGTCAATCTTTGCAATCTGTCTCGCATCTAGCGTAAGTGTTGGGAGATTGTAGTCAAGGTCACGACGGCCAATACCGAGCAAGGACCTTGCTGCGGCTGCTCGCGTGAAGTCGCTAGGGTTGCTTCTGTCTATTGCGTCAAAGTCAATAACGCCATCAGTCTCAACCTGGCGCTTCATTTCTTCCAGAATTAATACGTTTCTTTTGGCGTTGTCACGTCTATGAACCAAGAATCTTGCTGTTTCATCATTCACTTGACGAGTATTCCCTACGATTGTGCTGCCTGGGCCAACCTGCCCTCGTGAACGGGACGGGTCTAGTTGTCCGCCCTCAAGATTTGATGCGCCCCAATGAACTACGTATGTATATTCCCCATTCGGGTCAGAGAATCTTTCTGCCCTTTGTTCGTAGCTCATGTTATTTATATCTTTTGCCCTCTTTTCAAGCTCATTTTTAACACGTGGGTCAGAAAGAAGTTCTTCAGCTGAAATGGAAGTTTCTGGCAGATTACTATTTATATCTTCGGTTCCTGTTTTAATTTTATTTATTTCAGTATTTAAATCATTTATTTTTTTATCTACGTTTTCAGTAGCCTTGCTTACTTCATTAAGGAATTTATCAATGAAGTCCTCTATGGCCATTCCTTGATTGGCTGCCATATTTTTAATTTCTTCTTTTGAGCGCGTTGTCGGAGGCTTGTCTCCTGCATCATTTATCCTGACTTTGTATTTTTCGCCCTGCCAAGAACCGGTAGATTTGAATTCATCTACTGCTAAGCCAATACGAAGTTTCAAGTCTTGCAAATCTTCTACTTCTTTGTTCCTACTGTCAATATCAGCTTGTATTTCCTTTTGGCTCCTAGAGGAAATTGCCAAATCAGCCCTTCTGACAGGAATAGTTATATCGGGCCTATCTTGCCCGCTCGATAGCCCCCTCGTCCTGCTTGCTCCAGAAGAAAGTCCCATAGCGCTCCGTGTCCAGTCATCTTCAAACGGGTCATCAATTGGAGCACGTGGAGTAGAGGGGGTTGAATAACCGGCAAATGGGTCATCATCTTGATATGTTTCTTCTCGCCTTAGGTCTTCTACTAATCTTTTTTTAGCTCTTCTTATTCTTCTTTGCCTTGATTCTGGTTCTGGAGAAGCTTCTGGTGACGAGATGACATCCCCAAAGATATCGTATTCATCAAATGCGCTTCTTACAGCTGCCGTAGGTTGAGCAGGAGTTGGTGTAGGGGAATCAGCAAATGGGTCATTACTGTCGAATGCGTCATATATTGCATCGTCTATAGATGGTATTTCTTTTTCCCTATTACCCTTTGCTTTTCTTTTTAGGAGATTTAGTTTTTCTTTTGCCGCACTACTAGCTCCTCTGGCAGTTTCCCCTACTTGCTCTCTTGCTCTCCCAGCAGCTTCTCTTGCTTCTTCGGTGGCGTTTATTAATCTTTCTTTGTTTTCATCCGTAAGAACTCTTTCATCAACAAATCTATCAACGAAGTCAAATCCGTCGGACAGTGCTTCCATTACGGAATCTGGTACGCCTTCTGGCGCTACTTTGTCTACTGCTTGCATAGCAACTCTTGCCTGGTCTGGCGTCATCTTTCCAGTTTTAACAAGCTTGTCTATTGTCAGTTCAGCAACTTCTCGTCCACCTCTTCTGGCTGCCTCTATGGCAAGAGTTGTTGCCGCCCCCTGTGGACCCCTTGCGGCGTATGAAGCAATAAGACCTGTTGCAAGCTTAACTTTTTCTTTGTTTTCATCACTCATGTCGGTTTTGTCAATTTGAGCGCTGACAAGTCTTGTTGCTACACGAGCAGCAATTCCTCTCCCCATTCCACCTCTTCCGGAGGCTAACCCACTGCCGAGGTATGGTCTTCGTTCATTAGATGGAAAGATTATAGAATCATCATCCAACATTGACGGTTCGGGCATTCTTATAGAATCAATGCTGAATCTATCGTATGGGTCCGAGTAGTTACCAGAGCTTTGCATGTCCCTGATGTCCAGAAAGTCATGAAGCCTTGATGCCATCTGTCCAAATTGGCGCCCCTGGTTTGCTGTATTAGCATAACTAAGCTTTTTAAGCTCGTCGATAACTTCGCTTATCTGCTCATTTGTGAGCTCTTCCAGATTGTATGTACCAAATCTCGCCTCAAGAAGTCCCCTTGCCCTACTTGCACCTCCGCTGTAATTTGTAAAATCATCACCTTCGAGCAGGCTTTGGATTCTATTTAATTCATTTTGAGCCCTGGCTGAGGCTTGATTTCTATTTGCTCCATTGCCAACAACATTCTCTATTGCTGTAGTCGCTTTTGTTCTCTTCTTGCCAACAGTTGGTCTTCCGTTATTCGCGGCAGGCTTTTGCTCAGTCGTAGGAGATGGTTCTTCTATTATGGACTCAAGACCAGTCTCCCAGAGGTTTACTCTTGGTCGCTTGTCTATCTCTTCGTGAACTTTTTCCGCTTCATCAGCAAGGATGTCTTCCAATTCAGCAGGGGAAGTGTTGTTTATGAGCTCAATTATTTCTGGGTCTATGTCTTCAAATGAAATTCCCAATTCTTCATTTGACTCTTTAGATTCAAATAGTTCTTGGAGAGCTTTTGTTATTTCAGCAAATTTCTCAACTCTATCTTTTCTTCTCTCTTCCCTTGTTTGTGGCTTTCCAAACATTTCCTCAGAAGCCTCATCTGGGCCATCTTCTGATTCGGAAACAGAATCTGCGTAGTCGGTATCAATAGGCTCACCAAAAGAACCGCCAGAATCATTGACATCATCAAATGACTGATTATTTTTGTCTTCTATTGCTTCTTTTACGCTTGAAGGGGTTTTTTGCTCATTATGCAAGCCACGACTACGACGTTCAACTATATGTTTATTTACAGAATTTTCAATTTGAAGTTTTGCTGCTGGCGGAATTTCGTTGTTAGGGTCAGAAGTGAGTATTCCGTCAAGAATTTCTTCCGTGCCTTTCTGCTCTACAACTCTTGCAATAAATGTAGTCGAGCCATCTTTTTCTTGGCGTCTTTCTACTATCTCTATTCTTCCTGGTGGAGATACAACTTTTTGAACAAAATTATCTGGTCTTTCTGAATCCTCGTCACTCCAGTGTGGGTAGTAGCCCTTTTGTCCCTCTTCAAGCTGCACTACGACTCGTTGTTGATTTCTGCCTGTTTTGCGACTCCACATAGGACGTTTAACTATTATTCCATTTTCTTCGTCAATAAGGTTGCCACTAATGAAACCATCTATCGTTATTGGCGTTAGGTCATCTCCAGCAATCTGTTCTGGAGTGAGGTCCATTTCTATTTGTATTTCTACAGAGTTTGATAATTCAGACCTTTCAATGATGTCCAAAAGAGGCATCAAGATATTGTCCATTTGATTCTCTAGAGAGCCCTGCTCTATAGATTCTGGGTCGTAGCCGTACCCCAAGGCGACAAGAGCATCATTGTTTTTCCTAATAAGGTCAATCGCTAGACTTCTTTGTTCTGGGTCAAGTATCTTTGCAATGTCCTTGTATAGAGGGTCAGACATCTCAATGATGGCTTTTTGTTCTTTTTCATTAGCTTCGTCAAAGAGTTTTTTTCTCTCGGACTGAGCCAACCTTGTTGTAGCAGCTTGATTTTTTGGTCTTCTAATTGGCTTTGGTTTTTTCCCAACAGTTTTAGGAGCTGATTCACTTGGCTCTTCTGGTTTTTGTTTTTTGGGATTAAGTCTATTATTTACCTTATTGTCAATCTCGCGATTTAACTTTTGAGCATTAGAGTCGTCGCCATCTTTTTTACGCTTGTCTCTGTATGCTTTTCTGTATTCTTCTTTGTATTTTTTTAATTTCTTCTTGTCGTCTTCGGATGTATTTTTGTTTTTTATTCTCTGCTCAATGAAAGCAATTCTTTCAATTAACTCTTCTTCACTACTAGATTCAGCATCCTGAATTACTCTATCTAAGTCTTTTTTATCTTTTTTTCTCTGCAAGGCGTCTGGCGCAAGTTTATCTTTTTCGTCCCTGTTTCTCGAAACCCTTGCGTCCAGTGCTGATTTTGGATATCCAGGATTTTTTTGCGACCATGTTTTTCTAGCTAAAGCTATTTCTTGCATTGCTTCCGCGCGCCTGCTTGCGGCTTCGGGGTTGTCGGCAATATCTAATTTTGCATCAATCTGCTCTATCTCAAACTCGAGGTCAGCAATTTCGTCAATCAATGAATCAGAGTCGAGGTTCTCTATTTGTTCTTTTCTTAATTTCTTTTCATTCTCTATTTGTTCTTTTCTTAATTTCTTTTCATTCTCTTGTCGTCTCTTTTCCATAGCAGCTGCTTCGGAGTCATTTATTGGTTCAAAAACTCTCTCGCCAGCCTCTACTCTGTCTACTAATTCAAAGAATCTTGCTGTCTCTTCTGCGTCAGAAATTCCTCTTTCATCATTGAACCTATTATCCCTATATGAATCAACCCACGCTAAAGCGTCGTCAACCATTGCGCCGTGTACGATTCCCTGTTCTCGAAGAGTCGCTACTTCAGCCATAATTTCGAGAGCCGTTATAACATCGCTAGATTTATCAAATTCAACATATTTTCCAGCAAGCCACCGCACTGCTTGGCTTTTTTTCACGACTTCATCTATTTCCCTAATTCTTGTCTCTCCACCTATTATTGAGGACATTAAATTTTGCATTTCCGCATTGGTAATTTCGTTAAAAGATTTTACTAATCGACCAGGATTCCCTCTTCCGTCGGGAGGGAGCTGCAGAAAACCGTCTTCATCTATCTGCCTTTCAACCATTCCAAGAAATGCATTGATTTGCAAAGTATGGTTTATTTCATGAGACATGATGTGTCTTGCGAATGATTCTGCTCCGCCTATTAGTGCGGCCGTTTCTTCGCTATATGCCTCTGAGCTAACTAGGAAATCATTTAATTCAGTAGCAGCTTCTCCTGGATTGGCGGCATTTACTGCATCTATCCTGAGTCTTTCGTTTTCTTCTATAGATGGAAGGCTCTTTGATAATGCTCCCAATGTTCTTGGAACATTGATGCGGATACGAGTTGAGCGTTTTTTCATATTGCCAGTGTCAAACAACCAGTCTGCGTTGGCGTTATCGTTTGCTTTTTCGTTCCATTCAATAAAGTCAACCGAACGCATGTGGTCAGGAAAGTCCATGTATGACTTAAGCACCTGAGAGAGCATTGCTCTTTCTACTGTGTAATATCTATCTAGTTCTGCTTTGAATAACTGTTTTTTTCTTGTGTCGGAAAGGTTATCCCAATTCTTCAGTCCCCCTGCTCTGGCGATTAACAAATCGCGAACTGTATTCTTTACTTCGTCAGGACTCGGCCTGCCTACAAACGCCGTTGTGACAACTCCAGACTCGCGAAGTCTTTCAAATGCATTAATTATGTCGCTATTTGGGTCATTGCGGTCTGTTGATTTAGCTCCCGTTTTTTCAATTACATCATCTACTTTTTGCCTCATCCCTCTTAGGCTTTTTCTACCACGCTTAGCGCCATCTTTGAACCACATGGCTAATCCGGGAGTTGAGTCCGTTTGAACCGTTGAAGGAATTGTGCTTCTTCCATTGATGTCCTCGGAAAAAACGCGTGACACATCTTTTAAGCTGCCTAGGATTTTTTTCCAACCGCGGACATTGTTCTTTAGCGGTTCGTCTTCTACGGCTAGGACCCCAGCTCCATCAACACCGAGAAGAGGTTCGTCAGCTCCGGAACTTAGACCAGAAGCAACTCTTTTTGCCATGTCAAATATTTCGTTAGCAGAGAAGCCAAAGCAGTTAGAGCCAGTGGAGTCTGTAAATTGGTTAGCAGCAGGAGTTCCTGGAGGGCAGCGCATCTTTCCGTCTGCGTCCAAGATAAGACCAGCGGCACGGGCGGCTCTTTGAAGAAATCCAGCACCACGCATTGTCTCGCCAATTGTTTGACCAGGCAAACGTTTTACTTGAGGAGAATCAAAGAAGTCTTCACCATCAGCCGTGAATGGATTCATCAGTTTTTCTGAATCCTCTATTATTTCGCCAGTTCTTACGTTAGTTTTATATTTCCTAATTCTTATCGAAGCATTTGATTTTTTTACTGGTTCTTCTTCTGCATCCATCCATCCCCAGTTTGGAGTCTGTAGACGTGGATTGATTCTGCTTTCATAAGATGCAGCAAACCTAAAAACTTTTCCTGGCCCGCCTTTTTGGTTGGGGTTATACCTATACCCTCCAAAATTTTCAACGCCAGGCACCGAACCATTGTTGGTTCTTTTTTTGCCATCTGAGTCGTTTTTATTTCCAGCACCCGGCATGGCTTTCACTGCTATTACAGGATTAAGTGAGTTCTGAAGAGACGACGTGCTTACAGAGTTTCTGAAATCAACAGCAGCTTCATTGAATGACTTGCGTTGAGGTATGGGTGATTCGAGTTTGCTAGTTAGAAAAACTCGGGTCTTTAAGTATGACTTACCCGTCATGAGCGGGCCGTACTTTCTTAGTTATTTTCAGTATCGGATTGAAGCAATTCAAACTCAATTAATGACTTCATGAAGTCTGCATCAAATTCATCATCTGATTTCTTTTTCATGTCGCCGCCTATGACCCAGTTTGATGGAATCAAGCTTTCCTTGCCCATGTCTTTGGCCCGCTTCATGATGTGACGCTTCGCGGCTTCCTTGTCCTTAGCCCTGCCATAAGCCTGAATGGCGTTACGGAGGTCCTCTTCGGATTGAATAGGGTAGGAGCCGTCAGACATGGCAGTTCCTTCTTTTGCCATACTCATACGACGCTCTTCGGAAAAGGCACGCTTCAGGGCTATCTCAGCAGCCTCTGCTTCGATATCTTCTGCTTCCTCTGGTTCATACTTGTCATATCCAAGGACTTCACCGTCAAGACCAACAAATACGTCGTATGACTTGCCATCGATTCCATCGATTTCAACAGCATAGGAATCTATGCCCTCAAAAATGTCTGGCTCAACAGCAACGATAGTTCCTTCAATGGTTTTCATTGCGAGTTCTGCTGCTTCAACAAAACCAATAACCATCATTTCATCAATTGCTGATTTCTTCTCAAGAACGCTGTCGTCAAGTTTGTGGAAGCCAACAACTTCGGCAGTTGTTCCATCAATGTAAACTTCACGTACTGAGCCGTCTTTTACTTGAATATCAACAACAAACATGTCTGCATCTGCGGCATATCCAGAATCAATAACTATTCCGTTGAATTCTTTTTCAGCAAGACCTTCAACTTCAAGAAGACCAGGAAGTCCCTTTTCGGAAAGGCACCCACCTGGGCAGTTATCGCAAACAGCAGAAAGTCCTGGATGTGCCTTGCGCTCAATTGCGCACACGTAGCCATACTCGCCAAGGTCTTCTGCTTTCATTCCCATGGACTCGATACGACGCTTGCGTAAGTTGCGCATCATTGAGGTCTTCTCAACAGCATCCTCTTCGTCTTCCATGTCTTCGTCTTCCATGTCTTCTTCAGCCATCGCCATGTTGCCCATTCCTTTTTTGGCAGCATCAACCATGTCTTCATCCATAAGGTCTTCTGGGTTTGCGCCCATCATCTTGCGATATGGCTTCTTCATTCCCTTTTTGCCCGAATTCATAGAAGACTCTTCTTCTTCGTCTTCTTCTTCCATCATGGGAACGCCCATGCCCTTTTTCTTCTTCTTTGGCATCATGCCGTACATTTTTTCTTCGTCCATCATCTCTTCGTCATCTTCGGCCATGGGGGCGCCCATGCCCATGCCCTTTTTCTTCTTTGGCATTGCGTACATGCCCTTCATTTCTTCTTCGTCGTCATCTTCAAACCTATTTGGGTCTTCTTCGAGGATTTCTGGTTCGTCGTCTTCTTCCTCGTCCTCCATTTCTTCTTCTTCCATCTCCTCTTCCTGTTCCATCATTTCCTTCTTGGAAGCAGACTTTTCTTTAAAAGCGGAGACAGGCACCATTTTCATCTCAACAGGCGTTGCGCCGCACTTGCCGCAGACAGCTCCGCCCTTGTAACCACACTCGTCAACACTGGCGCCTTTTGCGCACTTCAGTACAGTTCCGTCAGCATCAACGCTCAGCATTGGCTTTTTGTCAGTTTCCATGTTTTGGCTCCTAAAAATGATACGCCGTAAAATTATAACCTAAAACTAGCAAACTAATTCGGACCATAGTGTAGAACTAGTCTTTAAAATATAGATTATTTCCTATTGAGCGTTAACGAGTTGTTTGATACTTGGAGCATTTGCCCCTTTTGTTCTTACCTTTTTACTATTCCTGGAAAATCCTTGCGAACCGGAAACTGCTTCCAGCATCCGTTTCCTTATTTCAAGTAACGGCCCGTACTGATTGTCAAGGGCACTTTGTGAATCTGCAATTCCAGCATCAAGTCCTCGCAGGGTCATTTCCATATCCTGCTCTAACTCTAATTCAGCATCGGTTGGGTCTTCGCGTCCAGAAGTTAATGAATCAAGCATTTCAAAAACTCGCTTTTGACTCGCTTCCATCTTTTTCATTTCTTCCCGCTCCTTGCGAGCCTGGATATCGATGCTGTTCATCTGGTCAACTATTGAGTCAATGTAGCCATTCAGGCGCTTGATTGAGTCAATAGCCTGCTGTGGATTGTCAATATCTGTATTCACCAGGTCATCAACAGTCCTATTTGGATTGTCGGCAATTTCGGAGAACATGTTTGCCAGAACTTCTCTAGCACGGAGAGCGTTCTTTAATCTAGAGAATTGACTCTGGGCAATATCTGTAAAATGTGCATTTTTAACTTCATCATTAAGCATGTATATTGGTGGCGTTAAGTCGGAATCGCTCAATGCGCCAGATGCTTTGCCTCTTTGTGTTGCTAATGAAACGAAATCAGACACGTCTTTTGCGGAAGGAGTCTTCCTGGATGGGCCTGCTCCGGACGACAATCCAGAAGAACGTTTGCCACCTTCGATGGCTTCAATTTCATCTACCTGAGCCCTAAGTCTGGCAAGACGAGCAGCATATTCATCATCTGATTCACCGCTGGCCGTAAACTGAGCAGCGTTGCGGAATCCGTCAGGGTCAGACATAACTTCATTGATTAAGTCTCGTCTGGCAGTCAATCTTTCAATTTGACGATTGTAAACATTCTTTCTTGGGTCAACGTTTTGTGCTCCCAAGTCATTGTCTGCTATCCATTTTTCGTGTTCATTTATTGATTCCGAAAGCTCCGCAGAGGACATTCTGGCAATATCTGCCAAATTCATCCTTTGTGGTCCGCCTGGCATAAATTCAGTTACTTCCCTAGGTCTCCTGCTTTGTTCTTCTGGCTTCTCCGTAGATACACCAAGTCCCTCGAGTATTTCAGTATTCGCAGTAGTGACTCCACGCACCTTCATTCCCTGAGTGTCGACTTTTTTAATTTGGAAAATTTGTTCTTTTGTTAGTTCTGGTTTTCCTTTTGCAGCCAATTTTTCGTTGACATAAGCAGTTGCTCTATCTAGTTCTTCATTTGTAAATCTTTGATTTGCTTTCCCTACTCCTTTGAGGATTTCGCCTTTATCTCGAGCTGCTTTTCTCTTATCTCTGTACGCAGTGTAGGTATCATATAAAGTGCCATCTCTTTTTGGCGTAAACGCATTATTAAAAATGTTTTTGATTTCTTTTTCTGAAAAACCTTGGTCTATTAAAAATTTCTCCGCTCTTTCTTTAGCGACAACTTTTGTCGGAAGCTCGTCAATTATCGCTAAATCAGCTCCAAAAATTGCAGAAACACTCGCCTCTGGGTAGCCAGCATTTCTAATTAGGTCAACCAAATCGTCTACCCTGTCGGACTGAATTCCCCTTTGACTAGGGATTGATTCGTTTAGCCAGCCTCTTTTAAATTCATCTTCAGTTAAGTCGTAGCCCAGTGCCTTTAATGCTTCTGCAAATTTTGGATAGTTAGCCATTGTGGCGGTTTGATTTTCGTCAATTATCCCCAGATATCTACCCAAAGACGTTGGGTCAAAATTTGTTCTGTTATTTGCTTCGGTGAGTGTCTTTTTTTCTTGAGCGCTGGCGTTTGCCTGAACTATCTCTTCACTCGTTACGTTGCCGGAATTAGACACGCCGAGTGGTAAGTCTTGCGTAAAATCATCTTCTAGGTCCGGAACTATGAAGCCTTCAAAGAACTCTTTTTCGTTATTATCACGTGTAAATCTGAATTCATCTTCGGTCAACCTCATGCCACTCATGTTGTCAATCCATGCTGGAGCAGCCCTAAATCCCCATAGTTTTCTTATTTGACTATTTGCTGAACCCTTGCCGTATGCGCTCGAAGAGCCATCTCTCAATTCAATAAGTTCATTAACTACGATTTCTGGGATTCCAGAGCCAGGCTCATCCCATTTTTTTATGTCAGCTTCTTTTAGTCCAAGAAGACTGGCAATCACGTTGTCTGGTAACTGCTCGCCATTCGTGTCTGTAAATATTTTACGCAGCCTATCGGTAGATAGCATCCATGGGTCTCCTGGCTGCCTGCCGTCATTAAATGCCATAGAGCCTAAACTAAGGTCAAATTTAGCTCCGAGCCTTTTCTTAACATCTTTGTTTACACTGAACTTATTGTCATTAATTACGCCCCATCCTTTTTGTCTCGGAGGGATTACTGTTGCGCCAACTGAACGCGGGCCCCTTGATTCAATTTCTCCAGAGTCGTAGTCCGAGCCGCCATATGGGTTGGTGTCGCCTCCAGAAGAAAGACCACGCCTTCGAGCGCGGTTGTTTGCATTCCCACGAACGCCGTCCATGTCTCCAGGAGCGGAACCCCTACGCTTTCCAGAGATTGTCTGAGCACGGGTACGTACTCCGTCCCTAAATGCTTGGCGCTCTTCTTCGGTGAATGGTTTCCTTCTAGCTACTTCGCCAACTGTTCTCTTGGCTCTGCCAGAAGACAACCCTTCACTCTCTCCAGGAGCATTTGGCAATTCATCTTCATCTGATGTGTAGTCAAGTATCCACGCAGCGGAACCCATGTCTAGTTTTTTTCTTGCTCTAGTTAAAGCAACATAAATTACATTCATGTGCTCTTGGTCTGGCCAGTCGTATTTGCCGGTTTTTGAGTTGCGTACTGGCCCCCAGAAATCATTCCAGAGTTGAACATTGTCTTCTTCTAAGCCCTTAGCAAGATGAGCAGTTAGTATTTTTACGTCTATTGCTTTTTGGGGCCTCTTCATCCCAGCTTGTTTTTCTATCTTGCTCCATTCGCTGCGTCTCAAATAACCTAAGCGCTTGTATGTGTCAAGAGCATACTGAAGGCCCTTTATTTTATTTTCAGGAACTCTACCTCGGGCTAATTTCTCTTCGGCGGCTTGAATTATTTCATCTATTTCGCCTTCTGGAGATATTTGAGAAAATGGCTTAAGGTCTCCACTGCTACCAAGCTTGACAGCGCTATACGCAGCCTGAAGAGCTTCTTTAATCTCATCTTCACTCATTCCTCGGGTAGGAAGAACCCTTCCCCACACCCCATTCACCTGTTTGGGAGTAAAACCAATATCCCTAAGCCGCTTGTCTACAGCGTCACCCTTGCCAATGAAGGGGAGGTTGTTTAAAGTCACACCAGAACCAGAAACTGTGAATGTTGTTGGCTTTTTAACTTCCCCTTTCCTTCCGTACTTCAGGTCTCCAAAATTACCACTTGAGCCAGGAGAAGTATCACCAAAATCGTAATCTTCAATACCTGCTCCACTGTCTCCATTTTCCAAAACGTCTATAAGATTCGAAAAAGCTTTTTCTCTTTCCTCCGGAGTTGAGGCGCTAAATTTCCATGGACCATTATCCTTCCATGTTGCTCCAATTCTCTTGATGTAATCCTTAATAGGTAAAGTTTCACCGGTAAAAATTATTGCATCTTCTGTAATTTCATACTCGGCATCTCCAAAAGTACCAATGTCTCCGACTTCAAAAGATTCAGGTAAATCAAAACCAGCATCTTCGCCATCTTCACCTGGTGACCAAATTTCAATATTTCCAAGAACCCTTTCAAGGTCAGCGACGCTGTGTTCGAGGCCAAGGTTAAATAAAGTTTTTGTCTTTTGAGATGCGGTTCCTTTGTTTATAGCATCCTGTATTTCATTAATGCTGTCGTATTCTTCAAGTTCCTTATGCATTTTTTTAGGTCTTCTAGCGGTTCCCTTACTTCCCCCACCTATTATATATTTCCAGCTGTCAACAAAGCTTTCAAGCTCTGCATAAGCTCGCGCCGTTGTTCCAACAACTCTTGGCTCTCCGACAGGATTATCCAGTTCACGCAGTATTGCTTTAATTACTCCTGCATTGGTTCTTGCTAAAATCATTCCAGCATCAGTCATGCTGTTTGCCTCAACAACTTCGCCTTTTGCGTCACCTCGTCCAAACATTCTTCCAAACATGATGCCAAACAAACGCAAAACCCTATTACCTGGGCCAGCTATTTTGTCATTAAATCTAAACACGTCAGTTAATGGCAGTGTGTATTCAGTATTTCCAGCAAGAACATCCATTTCGTTTTTTGCACCGCGGAAACTGTAGATAGCTTGGTTGGGGTCTCCAACTATAACTTTTTGAATATCTTGCTTTTGTATTATTCCAGACCACACAGGGTTGAGGTCTTGTGATTCATCAAACATCATCAAGTCAATGTTTTGACCAGGGATAGCTTCTCCGCCAGAAAATGAAGGATTAGCCAAGGCAAACAATTTCGTCATAGTATTGTTGCTGAACTGCATGCCGTTGTCATCGCTAGTATCAGTTCTACTCTGCCATATTGCATTAGCGAGAGACATTAATTCTTGAGGAACATCATCTATTTGTGCATCATTAAACATAAAATGACTTGTCAATAAAGTATCGTCTGCGGATATCTCATACCTATCAACCGCTTGGTTCGCAATCCTGGAAACGTCATCAGCGTCGACGGAATTTCCGTCGATAACCAAACCTTTTACTTTAAATTTTGTAGTTATATCTTTTGGACGATTTGGTGTTCCAGTAGCTCCCTCGTTTAAGTCATACCTATTTTTTACATGTGCAGCCTCTTCCTTGCCTTGACTCTTATACCAGCCGTATGTGACAGAATCTAAAGTTCTTACTGCTGTACCCGTGTCGCGGAATCTTCTTCTTGCATCTCGCGCAGCCGTTTTATTGAAAGCGACATAAGTTTTTTTACTTCTAGGCTTTTCTCTTTTGAGTCTCTTAGCCAAAGATACGAGAGTACTTGTTTTGCCACTACCGGCTAAAGCACCAACTACTACGTCAGCGCCTTCCATTACTGCATCTATAATGTCTTTTTGCTCTTCGGTCGGAGTATTCCCCCCGTCCTGAGTGTAGTCGTAGTCGCTTCTTTGTGGTTTTGGGCTTTGACTGATTAGGTCAGCAAGTTTTTTACTATTTTCATAATTAGGCATGTCGTCAGCGCCTGCGCCGGAAGAAAGTCCTGATGGGTTATCTTCGTTGTCGCCATTCTCCATCCACCAGTCAATTGCTTCATCTTCTGAATTAAATGGGCCGACTACTCCATTTGTATCAAAATCCGGTTCGTCACTGTATCTTCCCTCGTAGTCGTCAAATACGAGTTTTTCCATGTACCAACCATCACCAAGGTTTGCATCTTTACCAAACTTGCCATCAGGGTTTCTTGCGAAGTCGGTAGTCATTCTTTCGTAATTGCCTCTATGCAGAACCAATCTATTGCCGTAGCCAGGAAGGTCCTTTATGTACTGTTTTGAGTCACTTGGGGCTTCTCCAAGGTCCTCAATAAATCCGTCTCTTAATTCCTCACCGAGTGGGCGAATGCCTCTCTCGGCACGTATTTTTTCTCTTGCTTCCCTGTAAGCCTCCAGCTCTTCTTCTTCAGCGTCGAAGCCAGGCCATTCAATACCTTCCTTTGCAAGTAAGGAATCTATTCCACCAGTAAGACCCCTGTCGTCAAACCTGTCAAGAACTTCGTCGACATCGCCAAGGTATTCATTGCTTTCGCGGAACTTGCTTATCTTCCGTTTTCTATTATCGCGCCTACTGCCAGAACTCAATCCAGAACCAGATTTTCTAAGTTCGCTAGCGCGCCTCATTTCGGCAGCCCTAACCTTTTCTCTGGTCATGTTGAATTTTTCGGCTGCTTCGTCTAACGAGTTGCCGTCCATTCTGAAGTCAAATATTTCTTTATCAGAAGCTTCTGCATTTGAATCTGCTCCAGAAGATAGACCGCCTTTTTTGTCGAAGCTATTTATACGAGTATTAAGTTTTTTCTTCAGCATTTCGTATGTTTGCTCGGCCTGATTGGCTATGTCCCACAGGTCCTGAAGGCGCTCGGCTTCTCTTCCAGCCACCGCCTTGCTCATTTCCTCGTCGCGCATCAGAATCTCGGTTAGACCTGCTTCGTCCTGATAGGTGAGCCTGTCCACCATTTCGTCGTTCCACTCATTGTTAATATCTTTGAGTATCTCTTTCCATCTTGTTCTCAGGTCATAAAGAGCATCTTCGGCTTCTTCTTGCGAGAGGTTGTCAAAGTTTACTTCATTGACAATCCTGTCATGCGAATCGAATGCGTCATCGCCATTCTCGTTGTCAAGAACTGCGTCCAAAGCTAAGCCTGGATTTTTTGAGTAATCCTTGTTTGATTTTTTGTCTTCACCGGAACTCAAGCCTTCTTTAGATTTTTTAGGCTTAGGGGCTCTCAACCTGCGTGCAATGTCCTCAAGTGCAGCAAGGTAGTTCTCACGTCTTGCAACATATGCGTCGGCAGCCTCAAGCATTCTTCCTGCTTCGTTTTCAGCCTCGACTGCATCCATGTCGTATTCGCTTTTAAGAGTTTCGACGAGTGAATCAAAATCGTTATTTATAACATCTTCAGAAAGTAAGCCATCATTTCTTGCTGATGCTTGGTCTTTTTTTATCTGTGCGCCTATATTGTTGCGCGCATCTCCCAGTTCGTCAGGGTCCAAAGTATCTAAGTACTCGCCAAACTTTTCCCTAGAAGAGTCAGTATCCCACCTGTCATCCATCTCATCAAGGATGTCGTCTAGTTTTTTTGAAGCACCATCAGATGAATCGCTGCCAGACGAAAGTCCACGAGCTGCTGGTTTATTTGCTGCTTGACCCTGCTGTTGAGCTTCGAAAGCCTGAGTAGCCCGTCTTGTGTCTACTCTTCCTCTTGATGCGTAGTCATTAACCCCTGGAACTGCTGGTCTCTCGAAAGCGGTGCCTTCTTGAACAAGACCGTCATTATCGCCGTCCCACGCTTTTGGGTTAAATCTTGCAGTTAAACCTCGACTAGAATTGCGTATCTTCCCAGATACGCTTCTTCCTAAGGCTTTCTCTTGTTGAAAAAAAACAGGAGAGGCCGCCTCCGACACAGCCTCAATGAATTCTTTCGTTACGCCATTCGTAAAGACAATTCCACCATCTTCAACATACGAGTCGACCATGTGGTAATTAATTATTGGGTCTAGTAGCTGTTTCACCTCAAATGCTTTTTCTGGTGAAACTGGGAGAACGTAACCAGCGTCTGGAACTCTATTCAAGGATTTTTCGCTGTACTCGTCAATTCTGAACAGTGATTTTAACTCTTCTCTTTTAACCCAGTTGCGACGCAGTGCAATTCTTGCACTTCCATCAAGGAATTCTCTTGGGTGCTTGGCTTCTATTTCTTCGAGCCACTTAACTTCTTCTTCTTCACGTTCCATGTCATAATTCATTTTCTGAATTGGACCCATGGTCACTACGCCGTCAGGGATTACGGCAAATCTGCATTTGCCTTCTGGCTCTACGGCCAAGGCAATTATTTTGCACTTTCCGTTACCTTCATACAGGATGCAGTTTGCGCATTTGACACCTATTTTTGCTACAGGGTTTTCTGCTGGAGACTTGTAGCCAGCCCAAACACCAGTTGAGTCTTCGTTGAACTTGCCGTATCTTTTTGTAATCTTTATCAACGCTTCTGCGAGGTCTCGTTCTTCGTCTACTACCTTGGGATTTGTCCCTGGAGTAGGAGCCCCAGTTCCCTGATAATTAAAACGAACCATTGGCGGAGATGATGGGCTAGCTCCAGGAACGGCGGACGGTACGACTACTGGGACGAAAGGGTTCTGTGTAGTCATTGGCTTAGATGGCATGCCCATTGGCATTCTCTGAACTGGCTTTGCTACTGGTGATTCATATCTTTCGGGTCTGCCAAACATGAAAACGCCATCATCACCCATGTGATATCTGCACTTGTAGTCAGAAGGCTCACCCTGTTCGCCATCTCTGCTGAAATGAACAACACCATTATCCATCTTCAGAATTTTTACTGGCATTCCAAGTCGTGCTGAAAGTTCTTCTTCAAGTTTTCTCTCAATGTCAGAACCTGGTTTTGGCTGCCCATAAGTGTCAGGCATTCCCATTGGAGAAGTCATCATTGGAATCATCCCTCCCTTCTCATCAGACTTTACAGATATTGTTCCAGTTAGCTGATTTGCACCGTGAAGTACTGGGCTAACTTCGTAAAGCTCAACTTCGTAGAGGATATTTGCCTGAGAGCCTTGGTCGAATTGAGCACGAAGGGTTTTATAGCCAATGGACCATTCTTGTTCTTCACCAAAAAATGCAACATTGGCAAAGGCTTCACGTCCCTTTTCTGAATTTAAATTAAACTGAACTTTTGCATAAAGACCACCAATTCCAGCAGACCTCATTTTTCCTGGGAGGCGGGGGTCAGATGGCGCAACTTCATATATCTCAAGAACTTTACCGATTGGGTCATTCCAGTTATGTCCCCAAACAACACGTGGTTTACGACGCATAAGGCTTTTAGTGAATGCACCGGTAGCGCAAACGTCACCAACGGAGTCTTTGTTTCCGATTCCAGCAACGAAACATTCAACAATGCCCTGAGCTTGGTCTAAATTTACTTGCCCGGCACTGGCCTTGTATTGTATGTCGCTAAAGACGGCAGAAGACATGATACTCCTTTGTGTTATTAAACGATAATAAACGACAAAAGATTAATGTATGAGCAAGTATTGACGTTTTTATTGTTCGTTTACAGAAATGGTTTACTTAAACACTTTTCCAAATGTCCAGGCGCGTCTTGCTTCTGCTTCCGCAACGCTGAATCTAGTTTTTGCCATGAGGTTTGAGAAGTAGGAAACTACCTCTGCCCTAAATGCCGAAGCCCTCTCTTCCTCCCCAGGAACGTTGAGTGCGGTAAACATTGCTCTAGACATAAAATTCTTAGTTTCAATGTTTATTTCAGATATTCTGCGTATTTGAGAGTCAACTTGAGCGATGAAGTCAACGTCGTACTTAACTTCCGCAGACTTCTCCGAAAGATTGCCGTGCCTGACAGACCAGGAGTCTTGAATGATTGAAGATATAACTGGTTTTATGTCTTCTTCCATCTGCTTGTCCCAAACATCAATCTGTATTATTGAGTCAATATCCAGTGTTCCAGCGAATAGCGCCTTCTTGGACTTAACCCCTGAAACTTTTTCTAAAATAACTCTTTGTTGACGTTCCAGAACTCTTTCTATCCCTCTGTTGAGAATTTCTTCCCACCTATTTATGTCCTGATTCTCGTCCTTAAACATCATTGGTCCAGCCGCCGATGCTGCTCCGCCAGGAATTGGCGCCTGTCCCGTCATGGGTGCTGCCTGAGTTTCTGGTAGTGGCATTGCTGTCTGGGCTAAAGCCCCAGCCATCGTGTTTGGGTCAACTGGGGCTTCTGCTGCTCCCCCAATTGGGGGTACTGGCTGTCCAGGGGGCGCCCCTTCCATGCCTGGCATTCCTGGAGGCATACCTGGCATTCCTGGAGGGCCTCCGACTTCAGCCGCTGGCGGCTCCATCTTCTTCTTCGTATTCGAGATTGGTACGAGGTTAGGGTTCATCAGTAATGAGTCAGCAAGGTCGGACTCCGTTTCCGGCCTTCCTGAACCTATGCGGTATTCGTTGCTCGAAATAAGACCAGATTGGAACTCATCCTTTAGGTAACGTCTCTGTTCTTGTTGATAGAGCATGATGATGGGAACATTTGATGTATCAAAATCTAAATAGTATTCATCATCTAGTTCGTCAAGACCACGCTCAAGTATCTCAAGATGAGGAAGCATTGTCTCCATCCAAAAGACGCGAATTTCCTCAGCGGCATTGCTAAAGGTTCTGCCAGCAGCATTTCCTATAACGGACTCAGGCACGCCAAATGAGGAAAGTATTTCCTCTTTCGTTATTTGCCTCATCTGAATATAGGCAGCATCTCTTGGGTTCGCAGAGGTATCTATATAATCAGCGCCTTCGTCAGAAGCAATAACTGAAGTGTGTCCAGCTCTGGATAGATTTCCACGAAAACGAGATTTAAGCTCTTCTTTATCATCGTCATCAATTTCCCCACGTAGTACAAGAAGACCTCCTGGCCTGCCGTCATTTAGCAAATAGTTTCTGTTATATATTTTTGCTAAATTTTCAATTTCTACAGCAACACCACAGGCTTCAAGTGGGGTCAGCGAAAGATATGGGTCAAGTGGGTGAGGTCGCCTAATCCACAGAACGTCTTCTGGTTTAAGAAACTGCTTTTCACCAAACGGCATACTTACTTCGTAGCCAGAAACAAATTTCTTAGGGTCTGGAATTGGGGCTGTTGCTTGGGGTGGGAGAAGGTTTATGCCAACTATGCTCCCGTCCCTTCCTCTTACTTTTTCTATGAATACCCCTCGTGTGCCTAAAAGAAGCTGAGCTGACATCCTGTATCTAAATATAAAAGAGTTTTCCCCAATATTTGATTTATTGTTCAGTATTTCTAAAACACTTGAATTTTGGGCTTTTCTGCCAGTAACTATTTCTCCGTTTGGAGAGTTATCTTTTCTAAGCTGAATTGGGAGCCTTGATTGGTTACCGGCAATAGCGTCTATGCATCTAGCAACCCACGTTACTTTCTGCATTCCCTCTCTATAGGCGCGCTCTATGTCCCACGTATCCCTATATGGCCTACCTGCGTAACCTGGGTTATTGGAGACTATGGCTCCGGGACCAATAGTTTTTTCCTGTTGGCTATTGAGCGATTTGTTGCTTTGAGAGTTCCATGCCATATTTTTTTACTCACGCCCCAAGAGGTAGCCGAATAGGCCGCAAGCAATACCTGCGGTTATAAAACCAGCTGGGGGGTAAACTAATGCCGCACCAACTGTTGTAAATAGTATAAATGAGAGCATCATTAAATAAGCGAAAGTACCGCGATTAAACAATGTTCTTAATTTTAGAAAATAATTCTTCGTTTTCAAAAGTAGATTTCGCATATGACAACAGTAGCTTAGTCCATGATTCGGCGACGAATAGGAAGTAGTTATGACAACTGACTGGAATAAAGTCTTAGAGTATCTTCAACCTAAAATGCCTCCATTCTGTCCCGAAGAGCCATCTGTTAACCAAAAAGTGTTTTTAAGAACAAATTCGCTTGAAGGTTTATTTGGAGGCGCAGCTGGCGGTGGGAAAAGCTCGGCGCTGTTGATGTCTGCTTTACAGTATGTTGATATTCCTAATTATTCAGCAATTCTTTTTAGGCGCACATTTGCCGACTTATCGCTCCCTGGGGCACTCATGGACAGATTTAAAAGCTGGATAAATCTATATGACGACGTACACTGGAACAACAACAGCTTCGTAGCAACATTCCCATCAGGAGCCAGGGTGTCCTTTGGTTACCTCAATAATGCTGGCGACTACTTGCGATACAAGGGTTCCGAGTTTCAGTTCATAGGCATGGACGAAGTTACCGAAATACGAGAATCCGACTACAGATACCTATTCTCCCGCCTTAGGCGCCCATCTTCTGGTCCACTTTCAAGGGTTCCATTGAGAATGAGGGCGGCATCCAACCCTGCCCCTAACTGGGTTAGACAACGCTTCATCGTTGAAGGACCAACAACTGGAAGAATATTTGTACCCAGCAAGCTTACCGACAACCCAGGAATTGACGCAGCTTCCTATAGGCAGGCCCTACAAGCCCTAGACCCAATAGAAAGAAGAAGGCTGGAAGAGGGTGACTGGTGGTCAACCAGCCTAGGAACACTATTTGATAGAACGTCAATAGTAATACTTGATTCTAGTGAAATTCCTCAAATAACGAGTTCAGCAAGAGCAGTGAGGTTTTGGGACCTTGCTGCAACCGAGCCAAGCCACTCAAATCCGAATCCCGACTATACGGTTGGGACATTGATGCTCTTTGACCAAGGCATTGCCTACGTTCTCGACGTAAAGAGGGTTAGGGTCAAAGGGGAAAAGGTGGAGCAATTGATTGCCCAGACAGCCTACGAAGACGGCCATGGAGTTCCAATAAGAATGGAACAAGAACCTGGCTCCTCTGGTAAAGCCCTTGCTGACCAGTATGCGAGATATGTTGTTCCGGGTTACGACTTCGGGGCAATCAAGGCAACGGGTGACAAGGTCACCAGAGCACGCCCACTGGCTGCTGCTTCTGCTAACGGCAACCTCAGGGTGGTCAGGGGCCCATGGCTGACCGATTGGCTAGATGAGTTCTCCAGCTTTCCAGAAGCAACAGACCATGATGACCAAGTTGACTCCGCCGTTGGAGCTTTTACACATTTAGCTGGTTTGGGGTTGCCACAACGAAGACCTATCTCTATACTCATTTAGGAATACAGATACCTACAAAAAGGATTACTAAATGACATTAGAAAATGTGGCCAATATTAGGCGTGCAATATTAGAATTAGATGCAGCACTAAGTGAATACATCAATTCCTCCCCAGATACAGAAGATGCAGCAAATGTTCTTCTGAACTTAAACCTAGCAAAATCTGATATGGGAATTGTTTATGATTCTTTTTCGCATCATTTTTCTTCAATGATTAACGACAAAGATGTTCTGAATCTACAAAACGGAGCACAGATTGAGAAAAAAAGTTCATACGACCGCAAGGGCTGGCAACACAAAGAACTGGCTAGTGCAGTGGTGGACAAAATTCTAAAGATGTCGGTAGACATGGATACTGGAGAGATTATTAAAACTCCACAAGATGTTGCACTTGATTTAATGAAGTACTGTGCTCCGTCTTACTGGCGCATCAAGGAACTCTCAAGCATTGGAATCAACGCAGATAATTACTGCGAAGTAGGTCAACTAAAAACAAGCGTCATCGTACGAAAGGGTGATAACAAATGAGCAATGAAATAATGAAACAGCTGTCGGAACCGTTTGCTCCAGAGATGGAAAAAACGATGTCAAAGGGTGGAACACGACTCACCTATATTCCTGTGAGTGAAGTCATCAATAGGCTCAATAAGGTTCTTGGTGTTGACAAGTGGTCTTTTGAGGTCATTTCGTGCAACAGGGATGCTATGGACCCAGAGTACATCGTTGCTCATGTTCGCCTCACTTGGATGTCTGACGACAAGTACACAAATGCAAGTGGTCCTTTCGTAACAAGAGACGGCATTGGTGGTCAGAAAATCAAACGCACAAAAGGCGGAGACATCGTTGACCTCGGAGACGAGATGAAAGGTGCAGTTTCTGACGCTTTGAAAAAAGCAGCCCAAACACTTGGCGTTGGTCTTTACTTGGCTCGCTCCGATGACGCAATGGACATTGAAGATGCCATGCATGCAACTCAAAACGTTGCTCCAGTTGATTCTGAGATTGAGGCAAAATGGGAAAATTTTGTATCAATAGTTAAAGGATTCAACGAAAGTAAAAAATCGCTTTTGAATCAATTTTGGACAGAAGCAGCAAATGGAAAACCAAAGCCAACAAAAGCAACAGCAACACACGAAGCACTAGACATGCTTCTTGGGGAGGCTCTACGCTTATCTTTTGAAGGCGCAGAGTAGGGAAATTGACAGGAGAACTCAAACCCCCACCGCACCTATCGGTTTCTTCCATACAGACATTCCAGCAGTGTCCTCAAAAATTTAAGTTCAACAAAATTGACTT